GGCCGCGCTACTACAGGCTCGTCGGCACCTTGGTGGTGCCGATTGACGACATGATGGAATGGGCGCGCGCCTACGAATACGACTCACCAGTGCGGCGTGACGAGATCGAGGGATCGGTGATCAGCACCATCTTCCTCGGCCTCGATCACAGCCTCAGTTTCCACAAAGACCACGAGCCCATCGTGTTCGAGACCATGATCTTCCCTACGGCACTGTGGGACCACTACCAGACGCGCTGTTCCTCGTACGAGGAAGCACTCGCCATGCACCAGCGCGCCTGCAATCTGGTGCGCCAGACACAACGTCAACTGCCAGTTGTTCAACAAGAGGAGAGAGATGATGGATGAGAAAACATTGCGGGTCGCCTTGGGCGAAGCACCGCTGTCGAACCTGACCGAGCCCGAACTGCCGATGGCAGCGGGCACCTTCGTCGAGGTGAGGCTCGACGACGACCGCTGGTACACAGGCGTCGTCACCATGGGCGGCACCGAGTTCGAAGTCCGCCCGCATCGCAAGCGCTGGCCGAACGGCCAGATGACGGTGACCCGGTCGGTCAACGACATCAGCAACTGGCGGGCACCGACATGAAGCACGAGAACAAAATGGTGGTCGGCACCGTGGTGCTGGCGTTCCTGCTGATCGTGCTGTTCGGCGACAAGCTCGAGCAGCACCTGTTCGGGTTTCACAGCGCGTACTTCCCACACTGAAAGGGCAACTCACATGGCAATGAAACCAAAGGTAATGGACGCGCTCCTGAAAGTGCTGGAGCAACTCAAGCCGGTGCCGTCGCCGTGCGCGCCGGAAGTGCGCGAGTGGTGGGACAAGACAGCACTGCCGCTGCTGCGCGACCAGTCGCTGTCCGAGCTTCGGCGCAACGACGACTACCCGCCGCGCATCATGGGCTTCATGGAGGGCGGCGGCATGGGCGTCGTCAACGTCAGTGAGGCGATGGGCGGCGAGTGGGGCAGCGTGCTCAGCAAGGACATCACGGCGCACATCCACCGGATCGCCGCCGTGGTGCCGGGCACCTACGCCTCGGTGTTCTGCTCGGAAGCGTGGGGGCTGCGCGCCAACAAGGCGGGCGAGTTCGAGCGGCAACGCGAGAAGTACCCCAGCTTGGGCGATCACCCCGACGCCTACGAGATGGTGGTGTTCCAGATGCTGCACTACGAGCGCGAGACCAACCGCATGATGCAGCTGTCGACCATGATCGAGATACTGAAAGTGTTTGCTGCTAGGCGGACGCCCCACACATGGCTGCACACCAAGCTGGCTGACAAGGTGGACACCACCGATCCGCTCGACACCTCGAAAGGGGCGACGATGACAGGCCGCTTCGTCTTTGGCGACCCGGAGAAGCCGACATGAACACCGAAGCATTCTGCTGGGGTCTTGCCGCTGCGCTGGCCGTGTGGTGCTTCATCGGTGTGTTCTTCTACTGGCGCTACCACTACTGCCGCATGTGCCTGTCGGCCGTGCTGTTCGTGATCGGCAAGGCCGACAAGCGCGGCGTCTACTTCGCACCGTACGACGTCGCGGTGATCAACCTTGCCGTCCACTTCATCAAGCATACGAGGTGACGCCATGAAGAACATGGGCGAAGACTTGTGGGCGTGGGTCACCGAGTATCCCGACGGCTCAGTCGGCATGATCGGAGCCATGGTGCCGGGCATGGAGCATGTGCCGCTGATCACCCGCAATCGAGAGGCGGCGCGCCAGCTGGAACGGTTTGCGCGCCAGCATGGCGAGAACTCAGGCCAGCGTGTCTGGCTCAGGCACTACAAAGTGGTGGAGGACATCGATGGATAAGTTCCTGAACAAACGGGAGATCAACAAGCGCATCATCGCCGTGGCGCAGAGGGACACCTTTGTGGTCAAGCACGATATCCCCGACGAGTATATCGTCTGCGTCGTGCCGACGCTCGAGATTGCAGGCTGCATCGTGCAGGCGCTGCGCACCCGGCAGCAGATCAAGCTGGCGCAGAACCTGCTGTCGAAGCATCTGCGGAAAGGGAAGGGCAAATGAAAATATATCGCTACGAGTACGGTGGCGCGGTCTACTCCATCGTCGATAACGAGGACGACAGGCCACTCATAGTTCATGAGGTAGGTGTCGCCGCTGGCAATGTTCCGATGGTTGGAACAGAGGCAAGGATTTACCGCGCCCTGCACATGCTCGATGTGTGGCAGGCCAGCGGCAAACCGGGGGAGGTGCCATGATCTACAGCGACCGCTGCCCCAAGTGCAGCTACGGCATCAACGCCGCGACCTCGATCCTGAAGGGCGACACCTCGTTGCCCGATCCTGACGACTACTCGATCTGCGTGAACTGTGGCGCGCTGCTGCAGTTCGATGACAGGCTCCGCCTGCGGGCGGTGCGCGACCCCGAACGCGCCTTTGACAACCTGACACGCGAGCAGCGTGAGAAGGTACAGAAGGCGCAACTACTTATCTGGTTAAGAGGAAGATTGCCATGAAGTTCCAATGTGAAATCGTTGTCGAGTTCGATGCTGCCGATCAGTCCACCGCCGCCGAAGTGGCGATGAAGCTACACTCAGTCGTCAGTCGCAGTAAGGAGGACACGCTGCCGTGGCACGCCAAGGTCGCCATGCAGCTGCGCACCGAGAACAAGCCGCTGCTCAACATTCTGGGGTACGGCAAATGATGGAGCAGCTGCGTAAGCTGGCGGCTGACAAGGTGAACAGTGCCACTGAGTACGGCGATGGCCCGACGCTACTGTGGGCGGTCGAGCGCATCGACGAACTGGAAACGACCCTCACGCGCATCCGGCAGTGGTGCGACGCCTACCCGATCACGGTCTTCCCACCGTTGCCGGATAGCGAGCTCAAGCGTGCCGACAAGGCGCTCGACACCGTCGGCATATCGATGACCCGTCTGCACGGCAGCTGGGGTCGGCACATCGTGCAAGGCATCGGCGACATCATCAAGATGGTGCTGCCATGAACGACCGCAAGCCTAGCGTCAGCCGGGACTTCTGGCTGGCGGTCGGCAACTCGGTGGCGATCTTCGTTGCGTTGGGGATCGCCGCGCTTCTCGTTCTGTGGGCATTGGGGAGGATTTGATGGACATTGTCGGTGAGAACCGCGCCTTCGGTTACACCATCTACAAGGAACCACGCGACGCGCCCGGCTACTACGTCGTGCGCGGTTGGGACATCGAGAGCGGCGACGTCGTGCTTCACGAAGACGCTATCGCCGTGCCGCTCTCCGACATCGCCTTGGCGGTGATCCGCGAGTCGCTGCTCGAGGGCGGTCTCGTCTGCCTCGGCAGGGAGGACGGCGACGACCCGCAGATACTGGAAAGCTGGGTATGAGGCGGATGTGCACGCTGTGCGGCGAGGTCAAGGATTGGCCGCAGCCGACAGCGCGCTGCCCGGCCTGCCAGCCACGCTACACCTGCCCGACTTGTCACCGCACCAGCTACCACCCACAAGACATCAGGTGGAGCTACTGCGGGTTTTGTCATGTGTTCAACGATGTGGAGAAACTGACATGCTGATCGTCGTAGGCGGCAACATCGAGATGTGGGGATTGATCCTGAGCTTCCTCGACCCTGACGACCCGCGCTCTGCCAAGGAGCAGTTCAATGCGCACTATGGTTGGCAACCGTTCGAGGGCTTTACGTTCGATACTGACACCGGGGTGTTGCAGTACCCCGGTGACCCGCCGATGAAGCCGCTGAGCAGTATCCTCTTCAGGGAGGAGATGGTCCTGCTGTTCGACTTTGGGTGGGTGATGGTGCTGCAGACGAAGGACATGTCGTGGGAGATATGTCGCATGGATTAACAACAGGAGACAGTGATGACAAAGTCAAAAGTGAAAACCAAAGGTAAACTAAGTTCCTCGTACGAGGAGAAGGTGAAGGAACCAATGATCGTCATGGCAGAGTTCAGGATCAGGGTGATGTTGCAGGCCGACAGCCTAGCCGAGGCGTCAGCCATGTTGTCGGCAACCGACCTCGGCTACATCATCGGCGAGATGAACGACGGCGAGTGGCTGGGCACCCACGAGTTCACGGGGGTGCAGCAGGTCTTCCCGTGGGAGGTCGCCAGTGCTTCGCAGGCGATGGGCGGGCCGAGCGACTTTTTCGCCGACAAGGATTAGCCGATGGCGAAACGCAAACATGCCAGCCAGCGCAGTAAGCGCGAGTACCGCAGGAGCGGCGAGACACCGGGCGTCATCCAGCATAACCAGACGGGGCACGTCCCTAAGGGGACGCCGCTCTCCGAGGTCAGCAGGGTCCTGAAGTCGGGCACCCTCAGCTGGATGGCCGGGGAGATACCCAGCGTGACGGGCGGCAAGTCGCCCGCCATGGACTTTGCCAACGCCCTGACAGGGGGCCACCCGCTTGCCGAGCGTCTCGCTCGGCAGGCGATGAAGGAACCGAAGGAAGAGGCCAGCCTCGCCGATCTCTTCCTTGCCGAAACCTACAGCATCGCCAAGCGCCTCGGCCTCACCAAGCATCAGGCCAAGGCAATCGAGCCGGTGCTGCAGTCGTACCGGCACGACATGCGGCGCGCCCACCGCTTCGTGCTCGACAATGACTTCGTGCGCTATGCCACGGAGATATCCTCGACCTGCAAGCCGGAGAAGCTGCTGACCCGGCTGCAGTACGCCACGTTGCCCTACGACATCACGTGGATCGAGTTCGACCTCAAGACCAAGGTGCGGGTCATGCGCGACCTGCACGGCATGGACAACAGCAAGTTCAATTGGGACGAGGTGGCCGAGCGCCTCGGCCTGATCATCCGCCGCCTCTCCGATACCGAGGCGGTGGTCGAGATGGTGTGCGAGACGTTCGGCGACAACGGCCTGATCGGCACGACGATCTGCTATTTCTTCAGCGTGCGCGAGTACGAGTTCACCGGGCAGGACGGCAGAGGCACCGGCTGCCGTCCGTTCCTGCCGCCGACACAGGATCACGCTGAAGAGATTTATCAGAACAAGACCCCCGAAGAGATCGTGCTGCTGCGGGCGCTCGGGCCAGCGTCGCTGTGGGGCTATGCCGCCGAGGGCAAGAGCACGGTGATCGAGAAGATGGCGCAGATGAAGGACCTGCGCCTGCCGCACTTCCTGCTGCGCCACGGCACGCTGGGCACCGGGCGCATGCGGGCGATCATCGAGCAGCTGATCCCGCAGGCTGGGCTCGAGGCAACGTCGGCCACCATCGCCAAGCTGCTGGTGCAGGAGACCACCGAGTTCACCGGCATGATGCGGTGGATCGTGATCATCCTCGCCTGCCTGAACGAGGTGCCCATCGACGCGCACCGCGTCGAGCCGACCGGCACGATCCGCACCGGGCTGACCGGGCGGCGGCCGATGATGGACTACCATCGCATCGTGCTCAGGGTGCCGAAGGAGAAGCCGGTCCAGTACATCGAGCGACTGCTGCGCACCAGCAGCAGACGGCGCGCGCACGAGGTGCGCTCGCACTGGCGTACTTACCTGCATGCCGAGCGCTGTCCGCGCGACGAGCACCAGTGGGAGTACGACTACAGCGAAGGCTATAGGCTGTGCGGCATCTGCATGGCCTTCGGCCGTTTGATCCACGAGCACGTGCGTGGCGATCCCAGCCTCGGCTGGGTGCGGAAGGAGTACGTGGTGAAACCGACCAAGCAGGAGTAAACGCATGGCTAGTGGTAATGGCCACAAGGCGGAGGACTTCTCGATGCGCGCTCGCATCGATGGACTGGACAATGGGGCGACGATGATCATTCGTCGCCACCAGACGCTGGACTCACCGGGCACGGTGGTCCTCAAGAAAGTCTACGTCGACCTCGACTCCTTGGTGAAGGATTTGCGGGAGACGATGAAGTTCAAGTTCCCGATTAAGTAGGAGTGGTACAATGGCAGCTTATTGGATATTGGATGTGACCTACGCGCTCAACGTCCACGACTTCACGCTGGACGATAAGCTGCGCGCCGTGGTCGGCAAGGACCCGTCGGGTTCTGGTGCCGGGTTCGGCGAGCGCGACATCGACTGGACCTTCCACGACGGCGCAGAAGCTGACACCGTCGCTGCCAAGCTGCGGGACTATGCTGCCGAGCACGACCTCAAGATTGCTGTGATGGTAACCCAGCATCTCGACGAAGACTAGCACGTAAAGAGAACACTTGCAAATTAACCCCCACGCGGTAGGCTCAGCCCCCGCGTGGGGGTTTTTTCATGCCTAAAGATCAGCCAACCAGCGAACTCGAATACATCTTCGTAGACTTCGAATCGTTCTACTCGAAAGAGTACACGCTCAAAAAGCTGGACACGCCCAGCTACATCCTTGACCCGCGCTTTGAAGCGACCTGCCTCGGCGTTGCCGAAGGCGTCAAGGATCGGCCGTACCTTGTGGACGGCCCCAACATCCAAACCTTTTTTGATAGCCTGCGCGGCCGCCGCGTCGCCATGGTCTCGCACCATGCCCTGTTCGACATGTGCATCGCCTCGTGGCAGTTCGGCTACGTCCCCGACCTGATCCTCGACACCATGGCGATGGCGCGCACGCTGCGCCAGCACTGCCTCGACAGCGTCAGCCTCGATGCCGTCGCCGCTCACTTCGGCATGCAGAAGGGCAAGACGCTCTACAAGGTGGTCGGCATGACGCGCGCCGACATCATCGCTGCCGGGCTGTGGCCCGAGTACACCAACTACTGCCTCAACGACACCGAGCTCTGCCGCCAGATATTCCTGCGCCTGCTGCCGGAACTGCCGGTCGAGGAGATCGTTCTGCAGGACATGATCGCACGCTGCGCCGTCGAGCCGGTGTTCCGCCTGAACGAGGAGGTGCTGGCCACCAACCTCGGGCAGGAGCAGGCGCGCAAGGCTGAACTGTTCAGCCAAGCTGCCGCCCTGACCGGCCTGCAGGACGAGGGCCAGCTGCAATCCAACCCCCAGTTTGCCGAACTGCTGAAGACCTTGGGCGTCGACCCGCCGATGAAGTTCAGCAAGAAAACCGAGAAGTGGACCTACGCCTTCAGCAAGGGCGACCGACCGTTCCTCGAACTGCTGGAGAGCGACGACCCGAGTGTAGCCACGCTGGTCGAAGCCCGGCTCGCCCACAAGAGCACGGGCGAGGAGACGCGCACCCACCGCATGCTCAACATCGGCAGGCTCGAGTTCTTTCCTCGTACGCGGAAGCCTGAGACCGGGTTGATGCCGATCCCGCTCATGGTCGGCGCGGCGATCACCCACCGGCTAGGGGGTGGCTGGCAGCTAAACCCACAGAACTGGGGCCGCAAGTCGCCCATTCGCAAGTCGATCATGGCCCCGCCCGGCCACCTCGTCGTGACGGCTGATAGTCGTCAAATTGAGGCGCGCATGAACGCATGGTTCTGCGGGCAGGACGACCTGCTGGAGGAGTTCCGCAAGGGCGTCGACGTCTATGCCAGCTTCGCCAGCACGATCTACCAGATGCCGATTGACAAAAATCAACACCCCAAGGAGCGCTTCGTCGGCAAGACCGGCATCCTGCAGCTGGGCTACCAAGCTGCATGGCGCAAGTTCCAACTTACTGTATGGCTGCTCAGTTACCACGACGAGGGCGGCCCGGTGCAGCTGCCTGACGGCGAGGCGCAGCGCACGGTCTACAGCTACCGCAACCGCATGAGCAAGATATCGGGCATGTGGAACATCCTGCCCCAGCTGTTCAACGTGCTGGTCGGCATCGAGCCGCCGCGCCAGTTCGGCGTGCTGCGGGTCGAGAAGGGGCGCATCGTCGGACCGAACGGGCTGTGCCTCTACTACGACAACCTCAAATTCGACTTCGACGGTTGGCGCGGCGAGTGGACCTACGAGTACAACGGCTACACCTACAAGATTTACGGCGGCAAGATGCTGGAGAACATCATCCAGTTCCTCGCCCGCATCGCCGTGATGCAGGCCGCCGTGCGCCTTAAAAAACCACTTGCCGAATACTCTACCCGCTTGACACATAGTTCCCACGATGAAATAGTTTACGCCGTGCCGGAGAAATACGTTGATCCGGTCACTGCGTTGCTCAGGCAGGAAATGAAACGCCCACCAGCGTGGGCTCCGACGCTCCCTCTCGATGTCGACATTGGCGTCGGCCTATCGTATGGCGACGCCAAATAGGGGTCACCACCTTGCCCCCACGGGGTGGTGACCCCTCCATTAGGAGGGCCTATGGACAGCATCGTACAATCCGAACAGCGACCGTTCTTCTGGAGCTTCTCGGCGCTCGAAAGTTTCGAGCAGTGCCCGAAGCAGTTCTACCACACCCGCATCGCCAAGGACTTCACCCAGCCCGAGAGCGAACAGCAGCGCTGGGGCAAACAGGTGCACGAAGCCTTCGCCAAATCAGTCGACCACAGCCCACCGCTGCCGCCCGAGATGGCCAAGTGGGAACCATGGGTCAAGTTTGCGAAGGAGCCGTTCGACCCGCTGACCACCATGCGCAAGGCCGAGATGAAGCTGGCGATCACCGAGCAGCTGAACCCCTGCGAATACTTCGACAAGCGTGTGCCGGTGTGGTTCAGGGCGGTTGCCGACGTGCTCAAGATCAGCGGCCCGTTCGCCCGCATCCTCGACTGGAAGACCGGCAACTCGAAGTGCTACCTCGACGACGCGACCAACACATGGAAGACCGACAGCGAGCAGCTGCACCTGACCGCCGCTGCCGTGATGGTGCACTACCCGCTGGTGCAGTACGTCAAGATGGACTTCGTGTGGTTGAAGGAAGACTTCTGGACCACCGATCTCATTTCCCGCCCCGAGTTGCCGCAGCTGTGGCAGCGTATCCTGCCGAGGGTCAACAAGATGAAGCTGGCGCACGCCACCGGCATCTACGAGCCCAAGCCGAGCGGGCTGTGCAAGCGCCACTGCCCGGTCAAGTCCTGTCAGTACCATGGCAAAGGGAGCTTCTAATGGGAACTAAGAACCAGCCCGGCAATTTCGACTGCTACGCCAACGCCGAGCCTGACGAGCCCTACTTCGTCCTGCTGGCGCGCGACGCCTACGCCCCCCATCTCGTGCGCCAGTGGGCGCACAACCGCAGCATGGCCATCGACCTTGATGCGAAGCCTGAGAGCGACCGGGCGATGGTGCGCGAGGCGCTGCAGTGCGCCGACGCCATGGAACGGTGGCGTTTGGTAAAACGCTGATGGCGACGCCGGAAGGTGCCGTCAAGGCGCGCATCGATGCCCTGCTCGAAGCCTACCAAGAGCGGGGCGTCGTGATGTGGTGGTACAAGCCGGTGCAGAACGGCATGGGCAAGCGCGCGCTCGACTACATCTGCTGCATCGCCGGGCGCTTCGTCGCCATCGAAGCCAAGCGGCCCGGCGAAACGCTGCGGCCGCTGCAGCGCCAGACGGCGCGCGAGATCGTGGCTGCTGACGGCAAGGTGTTCATCATCAGCGGGCCTGACGGCCTGTGCGCCTTCACACGGTGGTTAGAGACATGCAGACCAGCCTAGACCAGCTGCGCCAGATGGGGGTCGAGGTTCACCCCCACATCCTGCGCACCAACTACGACTGGTGCGGCGGCACGCCGTTCGAAATCCAGAAGATCACCGTCGAGTTGCTGACCGAGAACCAGCGCGCCTACGTGCTGAACTCGATGGGCACCGGCAAGACCAAGGCGGTGCTGTGGGCGTTCGACTATCTCAGGCGCTGCGATGTCGCCAAGAGCATGCTGGTCGTGGCCCCACTGTCGACGCTGCGCTTCACATGGTCACGCGAAGTCCTGTTCACTGCCCCCCACTTGAAGTGCGCCGTGCTGCACGGCACTCGAGAGAAGCGCTTCAAGCTGCTGGCCGAGCCTGCCGACATCTACATCGTCAACCACGACGGCCTGAAGATCATCGCCGACGAGGTCGCCAAGCGGAAGGACATCAACGTCCTGTGCATCGACGAACTGGCGACCTACCGCAACCGCACCAAGCGCAGCCGGGTGGCCGAGAACCTCGCCCAGCGCAAGGAGATGGTGTGGGGCCTGACCGGCGCGCCGATGCCCAACGCGCCGACCGATGTCTGGCAGCAGGCGCGCATCGTCACCCCCGACTCGGTGCCGCGCTGGTGGACCACCTTCCGCGACCAGACGATGCTGCGCATCAACCAGTTCAAGTTCGTGCCGCGTCGCGGCTCAGTCGACATGGCGTTGAACGCACTCAAGCCCAACGTGCGCTTCACCCTCGACGACATCATGGAGTTGCCGCCCTTCATCACCCGGCGGGTCGACATCGCCATGGGACCGAAGCAGGCGCAGGTCTACAAGGCGGTCGCCAAGGACTGCTTCATGTTCCTCAAGGAAGGCCAGATCAGCGCCGCCAATGCGGGCGCGGTGATGTCGAAGCTGCTGCAGATCAGCCTCGGCTGGGTCTACGACGACAAGCACCAGACGATCCACCTCGACAACCAAGAGCGCAACGAGACGCTGGTCGACCTCGTCGAGGCGGCCGAGCACAAGGTGCTGATCTTCGTGCCGTTCATCCATGCGCTGCAGGGCATCAAGAAAGTGCTCGACGATGCTGGGATCGAGTGCGACACGGTGAGCGGCGCGACGGCGCTCAAGGAACGTGACCGCATCTTCCGCGAGTTCCAGCTGGGTCGCAACGATGACCGGCCGCAGCTGAAGGCGCTGGTCGCCCACCCGCAGTGCATGAGCCACGGCAACACCTTCACCGAGGCCAGCACGGTGATCTGGTACGGCCCGATCACCAGCACCGAGATATACGATCAGGCGAACGCACGCGTGCGCCGCGTCGGCCAGACGCGCAAGCAACTGTTCCTGCACCTGCAGGCCACTGCCACCGAGAAGCACATCTACGGCCTGCTGACCCATCACATCAACGTGCAGGACAGCCTGCTGAAGCTACTCGAAGAGGACAGCCGCACACTGGTGAAGGAGGCAGCATGAGCGAACAGATGGAGGAAGGCACACTGGCCAAGCTGATCGACAGCTACATCAAACTGCGCGACAAAAAGGAGGCGCTGGTCAAGCAGCAGAAGGTGGAGGTGAAGAAACTCGATGAGATCATGGAGGGCATCGAGGCGTTCCTCAGGGCGCATCTGAAGGAGCAGAAGGTGCAGTCTATCTCTAGTGACTTCGGCACGGCGTTCATCAATAGGCAGCGTAGCGCCACGCTGGCTGACACGGCAATGTTCCGTGAGTTCGTGATTGCAAATAGTAATTTCGACCTTGCGGACTTCCGTCCGAAGAAGGATGCTGTCGAAGCATACATCGAAGAGCATGGCGGTCAGTTGCCGCCGGGTGTTAATTTCAGCACCCGAGAAGTCGTCCTAGTCCAACGCAAATAGAGGGGAAATCACATGCCTGAGCAGGGCCTGACAATCTTTCGCAACGGCGGTGCCGTCGCAGTATCGAATCGTTTCCAAGGTGTCCAGCTGCCCACCGAACGCCTCGACGAAGGCGTCGGCGCTGGCTTCGCCCGCGTCACATACAAGGGCAGCAAGTGGGGTTTCAAGTATCAAGGCGAAACCAAGCCGATCCTCTACCCGATGCCGGATGGCTCGGTGATCCCCAGCCCCTATCTCGACATCGTCATCCTGCGAGCGAGCGCTCACCCCAGCAAAGCGTGGTACGAGGGCGCGTATCAGGAGGGCAACATGGGCCCGCCCGACTGCTGGTCGACCAACGGCATCGTGCCCGATCAGGCGTCGCCCAAGCGGCAGGCCAAGCAGTGCCAAGGCTGCCAGCACAACGTGTGGGGTTCCAAGATCAACCGCGACACCGGGCAGGCGACGCGCGGCAAGGCGTGCATGGACATGAAGCGGCTCGCCGTCGTGCCGGTCGGCGACATCGAGAACAAGGGCATGAGCGGGCCGATGATGCTCTCGGTGCCGCCGTCATCGCTGAAGCGCCTCGGTCCCTATCAGGGCATGCTCGAAGCCAACGGGGTCAACTACTGTCAAGTGTGGACGCGTGTCACGTTCCTCGCCGGGCAGGCGTACCCGGTGTTCGACTTCGACGCCAAGGCGGCGCTCAACGACGCGCAGGCCGAGCAGGTCGTCGGCATGCTGGAACACCCGCTGATCGACCGCATCCTCAACCTTGAGCTCGAGCAGGTCGAGGCGTGGGACGAGAGCGCGCAGGAGGTGCACCGCACGATCAAGCCGCAGCCGACCGACGACAAGCCGGTGGCGATGACGCAGACCCAGCCACAGGCCCAGCCGCACGACGATCTGGCGATCCCTCCCCATCTCCAGCGCACGCCAGCGCCTGAGCCCGCCCCTGCGGGCCTGCCCGAGGAGCCACCGCCCGGCGTCGATGCCGCTGCGTGGGCTGCGTTCCTCGCCATGCAGAAGGGACAGACCCCGAAAAAGGGGCGCGGCCGCACCCCGGCGCAGGAGGGCAAGCGCACGCCGCAGGTCAGCCCCGACCCGACCGACAGCGCCGCCGTGGTTGCCGGTCAGGCCACCACCGTCGCCACCGCCCCAGTTGCCGACGGGCCTGTACCCATCGTTCCGTCCGGCGAAGTTCTCTCCAAGCTCATGGACACAATCAACAAGACGATCTGACGTCCAATAGGCGGGGGGCCTCAAGCCCTCCGCCCGCGTGGGGGAAACGGCGATGGACAACCCAATCGCGACATTCTTGTCGCTCGTCGTGCCGTGGGCGGAGACGGGCTATGTGAACATCCACTGGCCGTTCACGCCGCCTGATGCTGCGCCCGGCAGCAGGCCGCTTCATCCGGGGCGTGCGTTCAAAAGCCTCGATGCCGCCGTGCGCTACATCAACGCGCGCAAGCCGCACAGTGATCTCTTCGTCTGCATGAGCCTGCAGGCACAGGCCATACCTGCAAAGAACAAGCGCGGCCTGAATATCTTCAGAGCTTTTCGACGGAAAGAACTCGCGCTGCTGCTGCGCGCCTTCTGGCTTGACGTCGACATCAAGAATGGGTTCTTCCGCGACACCGAGCACGCGCTGCAGGTGTTCGACGAATGGCGTCGTGCTGTTGGCTTGCCGTCGCCGACGATGATCGTGCTGACCGGCAGCGGCGGCTTCCATGTGTACTGGGTGCTCAACGAGCCGGTCACCGTAGACGTGTGGCAGCCAGTGGCGAACGCGCTGGCCAATGCCGCTACCGAGGGCTTCAAGCCGCTGCCCGGCCCCCAAGGTGAAGAGCGCCGACTCGACATCGGGCTGACGACTGAAGCGTCGCGCTTCCTGCGTATCCCCGACACGCTCAACTTCAAGCACAACCCGCCACGTCTGGCGCAGCTGTCGCGCATCGGTGATGTCTACTCGCTCTCGGTGATCGAGAACGCCCTCAGCAAATACAAGGGCGACTACAGCCCAATTAAGCCTGCCAAGCCCACCGTGCTGCGAGCGTCGCCAGTTTTCGCTGGCATGGCCAAGCCCGTGGCACTGTCGGCAGGACTGGACGACCGCTGGCGGCCCACTGCCGAGGAGGTGGCTGAGCCTTGCCCATGGTTCAGGCGCGTGCTGCACACCCGTGGCGCTGGCTGTTCCGAGCCCGAATGGTTCACCAGCCTGCAGGTGGCCTACTTCTGCCAGCAGAGCGACGAACTAGTCCACGACCTGAGCGACGCGCACCCGACCTACACCGAAGAGGAGACGGACAAAAAGTTCGCACTGGTCGAGGAGAACCATGCCAGTGGTCGCCTCGGCTGGCCGAAGTGTCAGACCATCCATCTCAACGGCGGCGCACCTGAGTGTCGCATTTGCCCGCACCTGAGCGAAGGCAAGTCGCCGCTCAACTTCGTCGCCATGGCCCTGACCGAGCAGCCGGTGCCGATAGTTCCTCGTACGAGGACAGAGCCGCCTGCATGGCAGCCGGTGGGTTACATGCAGGACCCTGACACCCTGCTGGTCTACAAGCTCGGCAAGACGGATGACGATCCGCGCGTGCCGGTGTGCCGCCTGCCGCTCTTCAACATCACGCCGCAGGTGAAGCAGGCCGACGGCAAGGGCCGCTCGGCTGTCATGTTCGACACCTACATCGACGCCACCAACCAGCGCACGGCTGTCGTCACCTACGAAGCCCTCTACGACACGCGGCTGTTCGGCTCGCAGATGGCCGGTGCTGACATAGGTATCAGAAACCCTGAACAAGTGAGGCAATACGTGCTTTCCTTCGTTGAGCAGCTGCGCGAGAGCGGCAGGACGTCGGGCAGGTCGGAGCCATATGGCTGGTCGCTCGACGAGAATAAAAAACCGACAGGCTTCGTCGCTGGCGGCCATCGCTACAACTGCGCTGGCACCACCCGCATCGCGCCGATGGACTTGGAGATTTCCCGCCACTACCGCCCGACCGGGTCGCTCGACGTGTTCAAGAAAAACGCTGGCCTGATCACCCAGCAGCAGCGCTACGATCTGATCACGATCCTGACGACTGCCATCGGCGCACCGCTGGTCTACCTGACAGGGCTCAGGGGGTTGGTGCTGCACGCCTACGGGCCGGGCGGGCTGGGCAAGAGCCACAGCGTGCTCACGGCACAGAGCTTCTGGTCGGACCCGATCCTCGAGCAGGCGTCGCACAAGGACACGGCGAACTTCATGACCGGCAAGTTGGCGGTGATGCGCAACCTGCCGCTCTACTACGACGAGGCGCGCAGCCGGGGCATCAGCGACGAGATGCTGGACCTCATCTTCATGACCACGCAGGGCCGGTCGAAGGGGCGCGCCAACACCCGAGGCGACCCGAAGGAAGTGTTCGAGTTCTGCACCATGCTGACGATGACGTCGAACTCGTCGCTGGTCGACTACATGCTGGAACACGACAGGACATCGACAGCAGGGCTCGACCGCGTGTTCGAAATCCCGGTGCTGCCGAACACGAACGGCGTCGGTCTGATCGACCGTGGCGAAGCACAGCAGGCCATGGGTGAGCTAGGGCGTCACTACGGGCACGCCGGTATCATCTGCGCCGAGTTCCTCGGCAAGAACATCGAGCCGGTGCACGAGGCTGTGAAGGCGGCGCAGACTGGGTTTGGCAGCGAGGTCAAAGCTGACGGCCCGGAGCGCTGGTGGGTCGGCACCATGGCGGTCTGTCTCGTCGGCGCGCGCATCGCCAACAAGCTGGGGCTGATGGAGATCGACCAGCAAAAACTGATGCGCTTTCTGGTCGACAATTTCTACCGGCTGCGCGGCGTCGTCGGCAATGCCCCGAGCGACATCACCAAGCCGGGGTCGGTCGAGCGCTACATCGAAGACTACTACAACTCTCACCTGTCGATGCTGCTGGTGACCAACAGAGTGCCGAGCGGACCGGGCCGCGTCCCCGTCGGGTCGATCACCGTTAAAAGCCACCAAGACTACAGGAACGGCATCCGCATGCGGCTGGCCGAGGACGATGGGCTGCTGCGCATCTCCACGGCCCACTTCAGGGGGTGGTTGAAAAAAGAGCGCAGCGTTGGGCCGCATGAGATCATGCAGGCGATCAAGACAACGCAGCCTGCCACCATCCTGCCGAAGATGTCATTGACCAACGGCACCGAGTTGCCTGCCCATCTTCAGACTGCACGAGAGGAGGTGCTCGAACTCAAAATCAGCGAGATGCCAAACCTCAACATCACCCGGAGAGAAGCATGAACCGTTGGCACGTTATCCACGAGAAGAACCGCTACCTGATCACTCGCAGCGACAAGGACCTCAAGGTCTGGTGCAACGATCTGGTGGCTGCCCACGACCTCGCTGTCACGCTTAACGCATCTCCGTCTTATGGTAGTCCTTCATACCAAAGACAATTTTCGATCCCCGGTTTACGTGAGGCGATTCGGCCCGCCAGTTCGACGGATCATTCGAACCCCCGGCCTGCAGCGGATGGATGTGGTCGACGTCCTTCCCCTTGAGTGCAGCCTCGCCGTACTTTTTCACCATCCAGTAGCGCGCCTTGGCACGGGCGCGCTGCTTGGCGTTGTCGTGCTTGGCGTACTCGCGGTCGTACGCCGAGTAGTGGTGGACCCAACCCTCGCTCATGCGATCCCCGTCGATGTGCCGTAGTTGTTGATCGTCAGGGCCTGACAGCGCGGCGGCCCGCTCGACAGCCCAAGGTGAACCCAGTCCTCGTACTCCCAGATCAGCTGGTCGATGCCAAGCTCGGCCATGTGCGGCTCGATCAGCTTGCACACGGCGTGGGGATCACCGGCACCGGGGATGATGAAGTCAGCCGCCAGCCCGAACATGTGCGCACTGGTCGACGAGCCACCGATGGCGGCGTTCAGCTGCGGCCCCCGGTAGCCACTGGTGATCGTCACCGGGAAGTCGCCGCAGATCGAGCGGACCTTCTCCATCACGTCGGCGGTGCGGTGCAGGTTCTCCATCGCCGCCTCGTCAGGCTGGTTCGGGATGCCCTCGCGCGCTGCCGTCTGGGAGTAGGTGAACTCCTGCAGGGTGAAGTGCGGGCTCAGCATGATCGTCGGCATCACTTATCCTTTCGCGTGAAGCCAGAGGCGAAGGCCAGCGCCGCCGCCAGTGCGCCGGTCAGCAGGCCCGACAGTCGATCCTTGGGATCGCACACGATGTTGGGGTCCTTGATGATGGTCTCGACGTAGTACAGGCACGACAGCACGCCGATCACCACGACGAAGCACTCGACACCAAGGATGGCGGCGATCAGGTAGAAGCATGCCTTGACCGGGTCGAACGGCGGCTTGTCCATCGAAGCGCAAAGCGCGACCTCACATGTTCTTCGTGCTGATCACCTTGCCGCCAGCACAGTAGGCCCCGGCGGCGCGCGCCTTGACCCTGCCAGCGTGGCCCATCTTCTCGCGCGTGGCACCCTGCGCCGTGAGCCCGCCGCCCGGCGTCAGGTCGCCGTCCTTGCGCAGTTGGCTGTTGGCGATGGCGTAAGACGAGTTCTTGTCGTGGCCCTTGGCCTGCAGCTGGCCGACCATGCTCTCGAGGATTTTCGGCATCACGCACCTAGCCCATGTAAGTTGCCGGTGAGAAACAGGATGAGCAGGATGATCAGGACGAGCCCGACCCACCCACCACCGTACGCCGGGCCGTAGCTGCGGTAGCCCCAGTAGCCACCGCCGAACAGCACGAACAGCACGATGAGGATCAGGACGATGGTCATCGCTTGTGTTCCATCGCCTTGTTGCGGAAGCCGCCCTCGACGTAGGGCGGGATGCTGCTGCCGCTGGGCGTCGGCACCCGGCTGCCACGATCCTGACCCTTGTCTTCCCCAGCACCGGGCGACACCCGGTTGTGCGGGTACTTGTTGGCGACGCCGCCGATCATGGCACTGACGCCGGGCTCGGTGCCGAACGCGCCGAGCGGCTTGTCGGCGACCTCCTTGCCGAGCCGGTCCTTGTCGAGATTGCCGAACTTGTTGGCGACCATGAGAACCTCCTACTTGCGCTTGGCTTTGCCACCGCGCTTGAAGCCCGCTGCGTCTTCCGCTGCGTCGGGATCGGGCGCGCCCTTGCCGAACGGTGGGGCTTTCTTGCCCGGTGCCGCTGCTTTGCCCTTGGCGAATGGATTTGGTTTGCCTTTTGCCATCTGTGCCTCCTATTGCGCGTTGTAAACATCCGGTCGCGGCAGCAGCGCCCGCGTGCGCTTGTTGATCGGCAGTCCCATGTTCTCACCCGGCTGGCCACCGCGCTGCCTGCGCCGCGCGTCGGCTTCGGCCAGTTGCTTGACGCTGATCTTGAGCTCCGGCGGCAGGGTCGGGTTGACCTCGTTCACGACGTGGTTCAGCACCCGCATCTTCTCGGCCTGCGTCTCGGCCATGGCGTAGGCGTTGAGCAGCTGGTTCTTCCGGTCAGTATCACGCCTCTGCTTGGTATAGAACTCGGTGCGGTAGTCGCTCGCCTCCTGCTGGCGCGCCGAGCGGATGCCGGTCGCGGCCAGCGCGGTCTCCATCCACGTCGGGTCGTAGCCCAGCGGCTGGCCGCCCTTGGTCTCCGACTTGCGCCCACCGACCGCTTGGCTCCATGCCTGATAGACGTCGTGCGCCGCCTTGATTGGGATGCCCTTCTCGATGAACTCGCCGAAGTCGCGGTCGGCTTGGCTGTCGAAGCCTTGGCTCCAGTTGTTCAGTCCCCTGATGCCAGCCGTAGCGCCTTCGCCGATGTCCATCGCCATGCTGGCCGGTGAGCCGCCGAGCATTTTGAACAGCGCGCCGGGCACTTCCTTCCAGTTCTCGACGTTGCCCGACGTCGCCAGCGTGTCGTAGCCCATGCGCGTGCCGATGCCGAGGCCGACGTTGCGCAGCACGCCGCGCGTCAGCGCCATGCCCAGTTCCGGTCCCAACTGGTCGGCAGCGGCGTTGCGCACGATGCCCTCGACGTCGTCGAAGTTGAAGTTGGTGACGCCCGCGAGGTGCAGCCCGTTGACCACCGCCTTGATCGGCTCGGTCGGCAGGCCGAGCACGCCCGACACCGCGACCTGCGACGCCGTCCAGATGGCCAGCTGCTTCATCGCCACCGACCGATCCTCGGGCTTGACGTTGCGGCCGAACGCGGTGGCGATCAGGCGCACGTAGTTGGACACGATGCGGTGACCGTAGCGCCTGAACTGCAGGGCGGGCTTGAGCCACGGGTTGCGGAAAATGGCAGGCGAGGCGTGCGCGGCGTAGTTGCCGTTCACGTCGTGCATCATGTCCTTGGCGTGCGCCATCGCCTGCTCGTGGCTCCAGCCCTTCTGCAGGCCGAGCCGGTATGAGGCGATGGCGGTGACGCCACGGTTGATGTTCTCGACCTGATTGTTGACCTGCCGGAAGGCTTGGTCGATGTAGTCGGCAGTGCGACCGACCAGACCGGCGTCGGGGTTGAACATCTGCTCGAGTTCCATCCCGGCGTTGCGGTCGAAGTAGCCGTGCTGGTCGACATAGTCGAACAGCTTGCTCAGCTGAGCGGCGTCGGGCTCGTTCTTGATCGACTCACGCAGCAGCTGGAGGTTGTCTGAAAGCGGCATGCTCTCGCCGGTCACCGCACCTTTCACCACGTCCTTGAAGTCGGCCCCGCCCTTGGCCAGCAGCTTGAGCGCCGCCACCGTCTTGTAGGCCCGGCCGATCTCGCGGCTTGAGTTGAGAAAGCCGTGGTGACCCGACAGCAGCGGCAGCCCGAGTACCCACGGCTCCGAGCTATTGAGCAACAGGAACGACGGGCTCATCAGCCGGTCGATGTAGCTGATCTGCAGGATGCGGGCCAAACCCTTCTTCACGATCCCCGAAGTGTTGGGGTCGGGGTGCTCGGCCAGCACGCTGTGTATCTGGTTCTGGATTTGCCGACGCAGCGTGCCGTAGCGGCCCTCGGGATCGCCCGGCGAGCCCGACCGCTTGTTGTCCTCGACGTACTTGTCGAGCTTTTTGACCTGCGACCTGATCTCCTCGTGGTGGATCGTCTCGGCCAAGGTGCGCGCCGTGTTGTTGCCGTACTGCAGGAAGTTCTTCATCAGGTCCTTGTCGGCACCCAAGGCGTAGCGGCGCGGCAGGTAGGTGGCGCGCGCCGTGCTCGACATCAGGTGCCGGATGGCGGCGTCGTCGAGGTCGCGCGTGAACTGGCTGCGCTCGACCTCGCTCATGTTCTGGTAGCCCTCGGAGCCCTGCAGGCTTTTCTTCAGTGCCTCCATGGCGGCCGTCGCCTTGGTGTACGGCAGGTAGGTCTGACCACGGTCGCGCACCGGCTCGGTGTGCGTCATGTCGATGTCGCTGCCGTAGCGCTGCTTGACCTCGGCGTGGCGCTGGGCGGCATTGAACTTGCTGTCGTGGAACTCGAGCAGCAACGGGTTGAACTCGGCACGATAGCGCTCGACCGCATTGGGCCCACGCTTGATCCGCTTCGGTTTGCCGTCGGTCAACTTGATGCCGCCGTCCTCGCCCTTCTCGTAGCCGACGTCGCGCACCCGCAGGAGCTTGACGCCCTGCATCGCCGGGTCGCTCTTCATGCGCTGCAGGAAGGCGCTGCGCGCCTCAGGCGTGTCGAACTGCCATTCGCCCCGGTTGATCTCCTGTGCGTTGCCGCCTGCTGCGGTGGCGTGCTTGGCGAGATTGAACAGGCCCTCGGTCACCCACTGGCCGCGCCGGAACATCGGGTACCAGACGCCCGGCAGTTTCTTGAACGCTGGGATGCTGCGCACGCTGTCGACCCAGTCGTCGAAGCCCTTGGTCTTTTGCGCCTCGGCCAGCTTGCCTTCCTCGTACGAGGAAAGCGGCTCTTCCAAGATATGCTTGCGAACTACCGCCGCCATGGCCGGGTCGCCCTCGGCCAGACCCTTGGCGTCGATCACCCGGTTGAGGTTGGCGTTCAGCTGCTCCTCATGCCGCGTGCGCGCGAAGTCCTTGAGCTCTTGGCGCATCGCCTTCATCTCGGGCGACAGGCGCTGCCAGCGCGCCTGCAGGGCGGCGTGGTTGTCGCGTATCTGCGAATGGCCCTCGGCGTCGCGGCTGACCCATGCGTTGTCGCCCTCGTGCAGCGGGATCGACGCGTCGGCACCGTGATAGTTCTCGTCGTTGATGAAGTCGTTGAACTCGCGCCAGCGTTCGGCAGGCAGGCGCGACATCACCGCCAGCCGCTTCAGCATGTCGGGCATGTTCGACTTCTCGATGATGCTGCGGGTCGACGAGTAGACCTGATTGACGAGTCGTTCGAAGGGCGCGACGACATCGCGGAAGCCCGGCTCGGCGCGGCGGCCCAGCTGGTTGAGATCGTGCCAGCGCAGGAAGTTGCCGCTCGGCCCGCCACGCTGGTCCCACAGGTACTTCGCCCGCGTGAAGCCTTCCTTGGCAGCGTCGGCGGCGTCCTCGATGGTGAACGGGTGGACCTCGGCCTTGCTGGTCGGGCGCACCCGCTTGCCCTGTGCCGCCTGCTCCATCTGCTGGAACAGATCGAGCGAGTGGATCACCGCATCGTTCAGCAGCCGGTTCTTATTGGTCGACATGAACAGCTTCATGATGCCGCTCTTGATCACGTCGAGGGCGCGGCCGAGGAAGTTCGACCGGGCGTCGGTACGCAGCTGCTCGCGCAGCGCCGGTCGGGTCGGCATCGAGGCCAAGGCCGAGAACAGACTGCCGTCGTCGTTGAACAGTTCGGAGACGAACTCGTGCACCGATCCGGTGATGCCCTGCGTCTTGCCTTCGAGGATGCTCTTCACGTCGTTCGGCCGGAACTCGCCGCCCGTGATGCGGCCCGACGGTTCCATATAGGCGGCCAGCACCTCCTTGCGGATGGCGTCGAGGCGGCTGGCAACCTCGGGGAAGCGCTCGGCTGCCGCCACGGTGAGCGGGTGCATGAACTCGTGGCCGAGGATGCGCGCCCGGTCGGGGCCGTTGACCACGTCCTTGGTGGTGAAGATGCGGTGGGTCTGCTGGTCATAGAACGCCGGGTGATCGCCGTCGGCAATGCCACGCGCCTGCCGCACCAGCTGGTACTGCTCGGGCGTCAGTGCGATCACCGGGGCGTCGCCCACCACCTTGTCGACGATGCCGAAGAAATGCCGGAGCAGCCGCTCGCGCGGCGTGTTGCCGGTCGGCCGGATGTCGCGCGCGCCTTCGAAGAAATCGCTGAGGTGGTAGGCCGCCGCACCCTTCGGCAGGGCAGGCGGCTCGGGCGGCCGGGCACGGCGCAGCGCGACCTCTTCCAGATTGGGCGGCCGCTGCCGGGTGCCGAACACGTCGGCAGCTGGATCGAGCACGCGCCCGATGTGGTAGTCCCACTGCTTGCCGTTGGGCTCGATGTTCTCCCACAGCGTCCGGGTGTCGTCCTGCAGGCGGCCGATTTCGTTGTCGACCCGCCGGATCAACTCGTCGAGCTTGGCCCGCGTCTTCTCCGGCTGGCGCATCGGCAGCTGGTCTTCCGGCGTGCGCAGGTAGTAGCGCAGCGTGTCGATCAGGCTGCGCACCTCACCGGACTTGATCTCGTCCGGTACCCGGTTGCGCGCCTCGAGCAGTTCCTCGACGCGGGCTTCGTTGGCATGGATCGCCGCCTCGCTCTCGGCACGGGTGCGCTTGGGCTGGGCTGCCTCCTGCTGGGCGACTTCCTGCTTGCTGCCCTCGATCTGCTCACGCGTGCGCTTGTCGCGCAGCGACATCTCGTAGGCTGCCGACGAGCCCTGCGCCCGCTCGCGCGACAGCTGGACCTGCTCGTCGTGCGGCAGGCGGTCGGTCTCGCCGAAGCGCTGGCGATATAGCTCGGCGATCACCCGGCGCTGGTTGCGCTGGATCACCGGGTCGTCGATCCAGTCATGGATGACGTCGGCAAAGGCTGCCATGCTGCGCCCGGCAGCCGCCTGCATCTCCTCCATCGCCCGCTTCGCCATGTAATACTGGTCGAGCCGCCGCTGCGCCAGTTCAGGCGACGCCATCTTCCGCAGCCGATCCCCCAGCGCCTGTGCCTGCTCGATCAGCTTCATGCCGCGCTTGGTGTTCTCACCCGCCTCGGTCGCCTGCCGGTACATGTTCTGCAGCGTGTCGCGGGTACGGTTGTAGTCTTCGATGATGCCTTCCTGTTTCAGCTTTTCGCGCTGCATGTCCTCGAACATGACGCCATCGGTCTGCCGGTCGAGCTCCTTGATCGACTCCAGCCTGCCTTCCGACAGGAAGCGCAGGCGCATATAGGCGTCGAGCATCTGATTGCGCAGCGTCACCACGGCGTTCATGCCGCCCTTGCCACGCGCGGCACGCGCTGACGCTTCGAGATGGGCAGCGCGCGACTTGAAGTCGCTCAGGATGTCGTACGCCGGGTAGAGCCCGCTCTTGTGGGTGCCGATCCTGAAGCTGATCTGCGGCTGCCGACGCGAGTCGGGTGGGTACAGTTCGGCGTAGAGCTTGCGCAGCGCCGCGTCACCTGACTCGACGTGGAACCGCAACATGTCGGCGATGCGCCGGGCAGCGGCAACGAGGTCACCACGACCGACGCTGTCGAGCGCCACCTCATGCGGCATCCCTGCCGTCATCTCTTCGGTCGGGCGCAAGCGCACCAGACCGGCCGGGCCGATCACCTCGTCGAGCCAGTTGCGCATCGTCAGCTTGCGGCCCGAGGTCTCGCCTTCGGCAGCCTTGAAGAAATCGGCCGGGACGTTGTCGATGCTCATCTCGGGATCGAGCAGTACGGCGTTCAGCGTGCGCTCGCGCGCATTGAAGTCGGCCTTGGTGCGCCCCTGCTTGCGCGCCGCCTCCTTGGCACGGCGCGCTTCGCCCTTGGCTATCGCCTGCATCATGGGCGTGCGCTCGACCAGCTGCCTGATGTGATTGCCGAGATCGTGGAAGAACACGTCGGCCGCCTCGGTGTCGCCCATCACGTCCTTGACGATGGCGGTGGCCTCTTGGAGATCGCGCTGGCGCGACCGCGTCAGCCGTGCTTGCTCGCGCAGCCGCTCGTCGCGAGCGATCTGCTCCCTGCGCCGCGCGCCGTAGAACCGCTCCTGCCGTGCCGTCTCGCTGCGCGCGCCCGGCAGTTCGGGCGGATAGAGGCCAGCTTCGGGGCCCTTCTGCAGCTTGGCGAAAATGCGCTGCAGGGCAGGCGCTGGTGCGAGCCGCCCCATGCCTGCGCGCATCGCTCGGCCGAACTGACCCGGTCGAACCCGGAAGGGGACACCCGCGATCTCTTGCATGCGACCACGGGTGTCCGGTGCGTACTCACCCCTGCGGGTGAGGCCGATAGTCTCGGCTACGCGGCGACCCTTCGCGCGGAACGGCCTTTGGCCCGGCTCGATTTCCGGGCCGTACTCGCTCGGCTTGAAACCCTCGCGGTTTTCTTGCCAGCCTTCGTACTCCGCTTTGCCTTCCGCTTCGCCGTGTGTTGGTTCGGCACGCTGTTCTCCTTCGGGGGTTGGAGTGTGTTCACCGATGTCAGCAGCCTCAGCTTCACGCATCGGCTCTGGCTCGTACGGTGCTTCCTCGTACCGCTGCTCATCTCTGGGCCGAAGCTCGTCGATCACGGCACGGGAGTTCTTTGTTACCAGATCATGAACATCCTTTTCCATCCCCTTCACAGCATCTTTCCAAGATTTCGGCATCTTGGCCCACAGGTACTTCTTGCCGCTCTCGAGTGCCGCTGCCCACTTGGCGCGCTCTTCGGGCGACGCTTTCTCGATCAGCCGCTGCAGCGTGCCGTGCTCCTCGGGCGTGAGGCCGGTTCCTTCGCGCGGCACCTCGCGCACGCCACGACCGATCTCGGCGATCACACCTTGCGGGTGGTCGCGCATCAGACTGGCAGCGTGCTCGCCCAGCATGCGGCGACCGATCACCGGGATCGCTTCGAGCGGCGACTGACCGTGCTCCATCGCGTCGGTCATCTTGCGCGCCCACACGCCGCGTATCTGCGGACTGATGCCCGCCAGTTTCTTGCGCAGGGTGGCGCGCTCGGGGTACGGCAACTCAGGCTCGGCGCGCTCGCCGCCGAACTCGGCCGCCGAGACGCGCGGCGCGCGCATGCCGCTTTCTCCAGCCGCCTCTCGTCCACCAGCTTCGGGAGCACCACCTCGCGGCGTGCCACCGCGAGGTGGGCCACCAGCGCCCCCACCGCCCCCTCGGGATGGCGGCTTGGGGGTAGGTCCTCGGGCGCTCGGCGTCTCGCCGCCTTCGGGGAACGGGCGCGGTCCCGGTGGCTCCGGCTCGGTCGGCGGGGCATAGCCGTGCTCGTCAGCCGGGAAGCCGACATCGCCCTCCATCGCCTCGCGCTCACCCGCTTCCCACGGCCGCCAGCCCGCCTGTGACCGTGGAGGGGGTGGCATTGGGCCTGCGGGCCGCTCTGGGCCATATTCGCCGTACAGGTCGCCCTGTTGCATGGCCGGGCCGCGCGCGGGCCTACGGGCCATCCTAGCCCCTTCTGGGCCGTACTCGCCGTAGATGTCGCCCTGCACCATGGGGCGCTCGTTGATCGTCCTGCCGACTACCCGAGGCCCAGCCGGGCCCATCTCGTCCATGATGTCGCCTTGGCGCATCTGGCGACGGCCACCGCCACCACCCGGCGGCGGCAGGGGCTTGGGCGGCGGGGGTGGCGTCCAGCGCTGCGCGGCGGTGCCGGGCGGCGGCTGGTAGCCCATCGGGTCGTAGACGTCGCCCTGCTGGACCGGGCGACCACCCGTGGCGGGCGCACCGGCCGTCTCGTCCGCCGGGCCGTAGTCGGGGTGCTGGTACGCCACGTCACCGGGGTGCATCGGCACCCCTCCTGTCGCTGGCGTCCGGGCCGGGCCTTCAGGGCCCAGCGGGTCCATGATGTCGCCCGTCTCCATCGGGCGGCCGCCCTCGACGCGCGGCTGGATCGGGCCCGGCCTGCCGTAGCCCTGCTCCTGCATCCTCGCCACGGTCACCGTGTCGGTGCCAATCGGCGGCGCTGGCTGGCGACCATGCGTCACCGCACCAATCGCGCCGAAGGTGAGACCAGTATCCTTGGCGGCACCGGCCACGTCGCCCCAGTTGACGCCCTCCGGCCTGAGCCCGGCCGCCGCTTCGGTCGCTTCCTGCGTATAGGCTCCGCCGCCGCCCATCGCCGCACCACCGACGCCGCCGGTCGCAGCGCCAATCGCCCGCCTGCCTGCCCAAGCGCCGACCCCGGTGCCTTGGTTGATGTTGGCGAGCACGCGGTCGGTGATGCTGCCGGACAGGGTGCGCATCGCCCCCTTGGTCATCACGCCCAGCGCACCGGCACCGATCACGTTGCCGACCACAGCCGGGGCCGCGTTCAGCCATGTGTCCAGCTTGGTCGGGTCAGTGGCGTGGCCGTACAGTTCGTCGCGCAGGTCGTCGGTCGACTTGCCGCTCTGGTCGATGCCTGCGCGCTGCGCCGCCTCGGTGATCTTGTCGTCAGGCGTGTCGCGCAGCCGGTCGCGGATATCAACGCGCTGGTGACCGAGCGCCAAGGCACCGAACAGGCCCGGCGCGGCAGGCCCAGCCGCCGCCAAGGGCACGTAGGGCGCGATGCCGCTCACGACATCCTGCCCGGTGTCGATGGCCGTCTTGGCTTCAGGATGCTCGGCGCGATAGCGACCAGCCGGGCTGCGGGCGCGCTGCAGCCAGTAGTCGATCTTGCCCATCTCATCCATGTCGGAGCGCGCCTGCTTGCGCTGCTCCGGCGACACCGCGCCCATCTCCTTCAGGCCGCCGATGTCGCGCACGATGCCGAGCCCACCGCGCACCGTATCGAGCGCCGTGTCCTGCAGGCGGCCGCCGAGGTCCTGCGTCGGTGCCTTCTCTTCGACCGGCGTGTTGCTCAGCCCGAGGCCGTAGTAACTGGACGGTGAGGGTTCATCGGCCACGGTTCATGCTCCCAAGAACACCACCGACGCCTTCGGTGATGAGCGGCAATCCCGGCACCAGCGCCGTGCTGGCGCGCAGCGCAGCACCTGCCGTCTTCCAGTTGAGGCCCATCTTTTTGTCGCGCTCTCTTTGCTGGCCTTCCTTGGTCTGGCTGTCGGCCCACTGCTGCCAGTTCTCGCGATGCTGCTGGGCGATGCGCTGGTAGGTGTTGCTGTCGACCTTGATGCTCGTGCCGTCGCCGAACGTCAAATAGGTCAGCCCCTTGTCGCCCCGGTTGGATGGCGTGAAGCGCGTCGCCTTCGCCCCCTTCTGGCGGTTCTGTCCGACCGGGTCCTTCTCCTGCTCGGTCGGCCGCAGGATCGAGGTCGAGGTCAGCGCGAGGTCCATCGCCTGCTGCGACGTCAGTCCCTTGTTGTGCTGCCAGATGTTGGAAGCAATCGACTTGATCGTCTGCTGGTCGTCGCCCGTGGCGTAGCGCAGCACCGAGTCGTCACGGAACTTGGCAGGCATGCTGCCCGCTGGTGCTTTGGCCAGCGTCTGGGTGCGGGTGTTGAACGTGTTGTCAATCGTCGCCTCGTCGTTGAGACCGATTGGGCGCGGCTGGTTGTTACGCTGGCGCTCGGTCTCGTTGGCTCGATAGTCGGCTTCGATGTTCTTGACCTTGTCGTCGTAGATTTTCTTTTTCGCCGCGATGGCCTGCGTGACGACGGCCGGTATCTTGCCCTTGCCCGCCAGCCCATGCGCGTTGGCCGCTTCGACGATCTGTTGCTCAGCGTGGATGCGCTCGCGGTTCGCCAGTTCGATGGCGTCGTCGCGCTTCTGCTGCGCCGAGTTCTTCTCGGGCATCGGCGTGTACGGGTTCTTCGCCCAGTGCTGCTGCTCGGCTTCGGCCTGTGGATCGACGCGCTGCCCCTGTCCCTGTGGTGGGCTTGGGGAAGGGGGAACAGGGGCAGCGCTCCCAGCAGTCGGCGGGACCTGAGGGGCAGGTGCCGGTGCTGCTGGTGTCGTTGGCGGTGCCGTCGAGATCGCACCGCCTCCTTCAGGTCCCATCTGCGCAGGCGGCGGACCCGGTGGGGCGGCCGGTGGTGCACCCGGTGGGGCGGAGCGCGGGGGCGCTGGCGGCGTCGCTGTCGGCGTTTGGCTCACGGGCGGTGAGGCCGGTGCCTGAGCAACTTGAGGCGCGGCGGGCTCGCCAGCACCTTGACCGCCAGCGCTTGGCGGTTGCGCACCTTGAGGCGCGGCAGGAGAAGGCTGCGGCCCAGCCGATGCCGCCTGTGGCTGGGCCGACGGGCTGGCAGCCACCTGCTTGCCAGCGGCAGCGTGCATGACATCCCAGCCGAGTTGGCCGGTCGCCATGCCGAGCGCGAGATTGTGCAGCGTGCCGGGCTGCAGCGGGATCGTCGTCTGCACGGCACCGTTGGGACCACGAATGACGATGGCGTTGTTCTGGACCGTCGGCGTGCCGCCGTCGGGCAGCCAGCCGTAGCCCGCCATCAGTTCGTTCAAGGCGCTCTTCTCGTCGCCGCTCGCCAGCGCCTTGGCCGCCTTCGCACCATGCTGACGCGCCATGGTGTTGCCGAACTGGCCGATCTCGAAGGCCGCCTGATCGGCCTGCTTGGGATCGCCCTTGGCCATCCAGTAGTCGTGCACCGCCCGCTGCCCGACCATCATCTTCTCGTGCATCGGCAGCTTGTTGTCGGGGTCGACGACCTTGAAGATGTCGGCCATCTCAGGATGCGTCGCCGCGCCCTTGCCAGCGAACAGCGCGTGCTGGTCGTCGCCTTGGAACGTGTTGGCGGCGTAGCGCGACGCGCCCTTGGCGGCGTAGTTGTCGGGTGCTGGCGCAGTCCCCGGCGCGCCGATGTTGATCGCCGATCCGGTAGTGGCATCCGCCGCTACCGGATTTGGGCCCGGCCGGTCAAGTCGTTCACCAAACATCCCCTTGTTGTCGTCCGGGTAGGCGTCGGGGTGCGCCTCCGCCGTGGCGGCCCACACTCGTGGGTTCACCGCACCGCCCGGCTCGGTGATGCCGGTGTTGCGCGGGTCCATGCGATCCGCCTCAGGATCGTAGGCAGCAGTGCGCCGCTGATCGCCCAGCAGTCGCCGCTGTGGCGGCGCGCCACGACCGCCGCCATTGCTGCTACGTGGTGCTGCCACTGTAACCGGCGGCATCACCTGCTCGGGTGGCTGCCTCGGTCCGCTATCGCCCGGCTCATAGGTAGATGGCGTCGGCGTCTCGTCGGCACGGGCTTCCTCGCCAACAAACGACGGCGGCGCAGGTGCCTTGCCCGGCGGCACCCAGTTCCTTTTCGACGGATTGCGCTCGCGCGCTGCACGCGCTTGGCGCTGCTGCTCGCCCTCGTCGTCGCTGTCCTTGGCTGGCGGTGGATTGCGGAACGTCCGATCACTGCGCGGCCGCTCGCCACCGCGTGCATAGGGTAGATCGGCCGCACCAGCATCGGGGTTCTCGAGGCGGATGCGCTGCTCCTCTTCCGTCATCGGCAGGGTGTAGCGTGGATCAGGCACGCCGCCGCCGTCGTCGAAGCGCACCGTGCCACCACGCGCGTAGCCGTCGTTGCCGTCCGGCACGCCACCATCGGGCGGCGGCACCGGAGCCGACGCGGTGCGCTGGATCGTCGGTGCGGGAAGCGGCGCTGTCGGCTGCGCGGTGCGCTGCGCACGATCATCCCTGCTCGCGCTCTTCGAGTAGCCAGCACCGAACGCGCTGGCCATGCGACCGACAGGGCCGGGCTGCGGCGACTGCTGCGGCTGGTAGTACGAGTTCCACAGGTTCTCGACCGGATCGGCGACGGTGCCACCGTTGGCATAGCGACCGCCGGGCGGCGGTGCCGCGACATCGCCGAAGCCCGAGCCCGGCCCGTTCGTGCCAGCGCCCACGCCGGGTGGCAGGGTATTCAAGGCCACCGGGCCGCCGCGCGCCATCCTCGGCACCGGGTCGAACGACGGAGCCCTGAGCGGACGGCTGAGCCGGGTGGTCGGCGCTGCCACGCGCGCGGTCTGCTCGGCACGCCGGACCTGATACTTCATGCGCGAGTCCAGAGCGCCGACACCGCCACCCGCAGCGAACTTCCTCGTACGCGGAACTCGCACCGAGCCACCACGCCGGTAGCCGTCGTCTGGAACACTGGGATCGTCAGCCGGTGGTGCCGACGGCGCTGCCGGTTCAGCTTCCGGCGCATTGACCACCGTCGTCGGTGCAGCCGGGGGCGGCGTCGCCAAGCCGGGCTCATTCACTCGAGGATCGAGCGCGAACGCCTGCACGTTGGGGTCGGGCCCGGCCGGGCCGCCCTTGCCCTTCGCACCGACAGCGCCTGCCTTGGCATGCAGGTAGTCGGCGTAGGCACCGGACTGGTTGACATAAGCCGAGTTGCGGCGCGCCGTCTCGGCCAGCGTCGCCCGCTTGTAGGCCGCGTCCTGCTCCATCTTGGCCAGCTGGTACTTCAGCGTCGACTTTTTGATGTCGCGATCTTCGGCCTTGTCTTGCCAGTTGGTGCCCAGCTGCAGGCCGCGCAGGAAGTTCTCGGTGAATACCTTGAGAGCGAGGCTCATGTGCGCGCTCCTTCCGAGCGGAACATCGGCGGCTGGGTCATGATCGCTGCCGACGGTCCATTCTCCGGGCCCACCGGCTGTGGCGGCTTGCCCTGATCCTTGTCAGCCTTCTCGATCAATTTATGGAAGAACTTGTCGCCATACCAGTCGACCGTGCGCTTGGGCATGACGAACTCACCGACCGACAGTGCGGCGTGAACGTCGTCGGTGCGACGACCGCCAGAGGGCGACGCCGTCGGTGGCACGGTATCGATGGCCCCGCCTTGGGCGAAGGTAAAGCCGCTGCCCGCGCCGCTGGTGCTGCCGCCCGCAGCGCTGCCCAGCATGCTGCCGAGCTTGCTGCCGATCATGCCACCAGCCGGGCCGCCGAGGTACGATCCGGCGATGCCAGCGCCCAGCGCGCCGATGGTCGACAGCGGGCTGTAGGCCCCCGACTCCTCGTTGGTCTTGTAGCCCTGCAGGGCGGCGCTGTAGTTGGCCAGCCCTTCGTTGAAGCTCTGACCCATCGTCGAGCCCCACTGCGCCATGTAGGGGTAGGACGACGAGTACATGCCCATGGCGGGCTGGTAGAGACCGGCCCCCGTCGCCGCTGCCTGCACCGGAGCCGCCAGCTGCTGAGTGCGGTTCTGGGTCGCCAGCGCGCCTTCGGTCGCCCCGACGTTGGGGATCGTCGCCTCCGACTGCAGCGTGTTCGACGTCGCCGTGCGCGCCTCGTTACGCGCCGCCGTGCGCGCCGTCTCAGCCGCCGAGGTCACCGCCATGGCGCGCTGCGTTCCTGCCTCGGTATCGAGTGCGCCCGACGCTGCCGCGTTGGGAGCCACACCGCGCGCCGCCATGGCGCGCATCGCCGCTGCCTTCTGCTGGTCAACCGCCGCCGCTGCGTCGGCACCGGCCTTGCCCGCCTGCTCCTCCTGATAGCCCGGCAGGTCGCTGATCATGTTCATCGTGTCAGCTTGCTGCGCGGCGTAGAGCGGCGAGCTCAGGCCCTGCCACTGCTGCATCAGCTGGTCGGAGGTCTGCTGCTGGCCAGCGCCCGCGTTGCCCGCGTTGGTCGACACCGTGCTGGCAAGGCTGTTGAGGTCGACGCCCTGCTGCTGCGCCCAGTTGTAGAGATCGTTCGACCAGCCCTGTCCCTGATTGCCGATGTTCGACATCGCCGTGATGTACTGGCTGTAGTCAGGGATGTTCGGCGTCTGCTGGTTGAAGCTGCCGCCGCCACCGCCGCCGAAGCAGATGTGTTTGTTAACGACCGGGTGTTCTGCCCACGGGTCGAACAGTTCATGCCCCTGCATGGAGAACCTCCTTCAGGCCGCCACCGTTGGTCTTGAAATAGCGCGGCCGCAACTCGAGCCATCGGCAATGATCGGGTGCCATCGAGAACACCAGCAGGTCGCCGTCCGGCGTGCCGTCGACGATGCGATGCTCGGAGCGCCAGCCTGCGCGGCGGATCATCTCGAGCGAGCGCTTGTTGGTCGAACCCACGGTGCACAGCAGGCGGCGCACCTTCAGCTGGCGGAAGGAGAACTCGAACATGAACCACAGCAGTTCGGGGCTGCACCAGCCGGGCTTGCCAGCCATGTGCACGAAGGCAATCGCGCCGTTGTAGTTGGTCACGATGAAGCCGCCGAGGAAGTGATCGCCGACGACGCGGCTGATGCAGGTGTCCATATCGACATCGAAGCCGGTGTGAGCGGCGCGAGCGATCAGCCCACCATGCTGGATGTCACCGACCCAGATCATACCAATGTCCCCACCGGCAACCACTTACCATTGACTGCGATACTCAGCGTCGTCTTGCTGGCGTTGCACAGCCAGAAGTCGCCATCGTCGATCTCGGTCGGCGTCGTCGCCTGAACGAAGATACAAGGCATGTGCTCACCGCCGCGCGTACCGATGATCTGCTCGACCGCCGTCTTCAGCGCCATGCAGGTTTTCTGCAGCGAGTCGGTATCGGTCGTCGGGGTCGGGATCGACGGGAAGCTCATACTTGCCTCAATTCGTGAGCGGTCTGTGCACAGTGGATCGCGTCGACCATGACCTCGCCGGACACTTCGAACTGATAGTAGAGCGCCTTGTAGCCCGACGGCAGGCGAAACATCTGCCCCGACTCGGTCATCTCCTGCTCGAAGCGCAACGGCAGGCCATCAGCCAGCTGGCTCGCCGTTGCACCCGCGAACACCCGGAAGTACGAGGGGGTGGCCGGTGGGTTGGTGATCGCAGGCGTCCAGTAGACCTTGGCGGCACCGAGGTTCTGCAGGTAGGGCAGCACGAAAATCTTCGAGCGCCAGCGGTACGGCGCGTAGGACTGCAGCTGGCGCAGGTCGATCAGGTAGATCACGCCGTCGCGCAGGATCATCGTCTCGCCGTTGTAGACGTCTTGGATCACGTTGAAAGTCTCGGCCGGTGTCGGGTCGAGCACGACCACGCCCTGCCGCTGGTCGATCAGCGAGATGTAGACGCCGGGCAGCTTGCCGTAGTGGCTCTCGGGCTGAAACGCGACATCGCTCGGATCGAGTTGGAAGGTGTCGGCTTGGAAGACGCCGGGGACCTCGAGCGAGTAGGCGTAGTAGCTCTGGCTGATGATCGACGCCGCCACCGTGTCGAGATGCAGGAGCTCGGCCCACTGGTCCTTGGTGATCTGTTGCAGGGTCAGGTTCTGCGCACCGCTCGGCGTGATGTTGATCAGCCCGTTGGGCGAACTGTAGAGCACGCCAGCGGGCGTATTCACGATGCTGTTGCGCGACGTGCAGGCTTCGAGCGGCTGGATGATCGCCAGTGACATCGAGTCAGGTGTGATGCCGGTGGCGGCGTAGGGCTGGCCCTCGGTCAGGATGATCAGCGACTGGTAGTAGACGCCCAAGCCGACGATGTTACCCTCGACGGCGATGACGTAGTCGGGCGGCCACGCGTGCGGATTGTAGGGCACCGAGAACCAGACTTCGTTGAAGCGCCAGCCCGCCAAGAACCCACCGGCCAAGGCGACGAGACCCTGCAGGTCGACCGGCGGTGCGGCCCAGCCGACCGACTGCAGCGTCTCGTTGTTCACCACCACGGCGTCGGTATTAATGGCGCGGTTGTCGTCGTAGGTGAGCGTCGCGATGGGCAGTTCGACGACGAAGTAGAAGTTCGACACGCCCTGCGTCGACACGATGGTGCGATAGATGCGGGTGTGCGTCAGGTCGCGGTTCGCCGTGTCGGCAGGCAGCGGCGCGGTCATCGTGATGTGATAGGTCGCATCGATCTTGTTGCTGATCGTCGTCGCCGGGCTGGGCGGTCCCTCCTCGCCATTCGCCGACACCCACGTGTAGACGTAGCTCGTCGTCTCGTTGGTCGTGCTCACGCCACCCGATGCCGTCACGCCGGGCGCGGTCTCCGGTGCCGGGATGCCCAGCTGGTAGGGCGGCGACCCGGCGATGATCATGTTGCCGGTCATCATCTTGGGATAGAGGCCGTCGGCCCAGTAGAAGCGGCCGTCGTCGTCCTGCCCCGGTGTCGGGCTGCGCACGACGCGCACATCGGCGTTCTCAAATTCCAGCCAGTAGCTATCGACCATGTAGTCGATGCCGCTCGCGCCCTTGGGCAGGCGGAACCACGAGCGCGCCGCTGGGTCAACCATGGTGTGCAGCGGCACCAGCGAGTGCAGCGGCTCGATGCGGCCGGACAACACCCATGCGTTCACCGCGTCGGCCGCAGCGCTGGCAGGCAACAGACGGTCGTCTATCGCCGGGACTTCGCCGCCGAACCCTGTGATTGCAATGGGTGGGATAGGCATCGGCTCCTCACGTCTTGATCATTTTGTTCATGACGATCATCGGCTGAATGTTGCTGGCGTTGCGGGTGTTGCCACCGCCGCTCATGCTGTTGTTCTGGGTGCCGCCCATGCTGCCGTTGACCTGCACCGGCGCGCCGTAGGCGGCCAAGCCACCCGCACCCGAGCCCGAGCCCGCCGTCGCATTGTCGCCGACGATAGAGCCGTTCACCACGCCGCTCACGGTGACGCTGATCGGGCCCGACACGAAAACGTCGCAGTACACACTCTCGTACTCCTGCCCACCAGCCGCGCCCAAGACAGCGTTGATGTAGGCTCCCAACCGGCCGACGCCGCCGTCGATCATGGCGATGACGCGGCCACGGCAGTCGGGCACGCGGAACTGCGATGTCGCTTCGCCGCCAATGTTGTAGATCGTGCCGATGGCAGTGAACAAAGCTGGGTAGTCAACGCGATTATAAAGCGAGCCGTCGCACGCCAGCCAACCCGATGGGATCGTCGCGCCCGCGAAGTCGGCAACGTAGCCCGGCGGGAAGACGCTGCTGATCGGCATCTCCTGAACCGGGCCTGCGCCTGCGCCTGCGGGCACCCCGAGCACGACGCCGTCGGCCGACGTCGTGACGGTGTGCTCGGCGTTCCACGCCGACGGCTTGACCAGCGTCGAGTCGCCGCCATCGGCCTTGGACGAAGTGAAGAGATGTTTGAAGCTGACCATCACATCCACCCTTTGCGGCCTGCGGTCGCGAAGCTCTGCGGGTATGCCCAGCGCTGGCCGCCGAACGTGTTCGCCTTCATCACGTCGCCGCGCGCCTTGCTGCGCTCAGCGCTGTACTGCCGGAGGTTGGCCTGCGCGAGCGTCGGGTTGGTGTACGGCTTCGACGGCGACGCCTGCAGGCGGGCGAGCACGCCGAAGTAGAGCGCCTCGCGGTACTTGTCGACGATCCAGTAGTCCACCGGGTCGAGCTCGGGGTAGTTCTCGTCGTCGGTCGGGTCGAACGGGATTTTGGCGATGACGGCGTTCCATGTCGCCGCCGATGACGGCGCGTACGCCAGCTGAATGATCCCCGGCACCTGCATGTTGGTGTTGCCCATCACCCACTTTCTGTCGGGGCTGGGGAACGTCGGGTCGTACAGCAACATCAGCCGGTTGGGCGCGCCAAAGAGCGCGAGGGTGAAGGGGTAACTAAGGACCGGCGGCGCGACATCAATCGGCACCTCCTCGATCCAGATGTTGGTCTTGTCGCAGAAGTCCTTCCACACCCGGAACAGCACCTGCTGGAACACAGCATTGGTGACGCCCGGAATGTCGATCTTCACATCCGAGAACAGGCGGGCCCACGGCGGGCTGGGGATCGGGTTTGCCATCAGGACACCGTCAGGAGGGCTGCGCTAAAGGTCTTCATGAACGCCACGGCGCGGCTGTCTTGGTTCTGCTCGTCGTCGCGCGCCTGCACAAGGCCGGTGACGTAGTAGACCAGCGGCGAGATGTACTGCGCCTCGACGCCGATCTGCGCGCCCAAGGTGCCGACGTTGAACACCGGGATGACGAAGCCGCTCTCGAGGAACAGGTCGGGCCGCACCCGGTACATGTCCATCATGCCTTGGTTGAGAGCGGTGATGATGCTGTCGGTCGAGTAGCGATAGCCGCTCGACGCCGAGTTGTCGGTGTCCTGCAAGAGCGTGCGCACTTGGCTGACGAGGTCGCCGACCTCCTGCAGCTGCTGGGTGCTGCTGTCGTAGTAGCTCACCGTCCACGCGTAGCCGTCCCACGTGTAGACCATGCCGCCGGGAGCGGTGTAGAGGTCGCCCACCGCCGGGCTGAGGGGGAAGTCCATCGGGTTGGTCATCAGGGCACCACGTAGACGCGCAGGAAGGAGCCGGGCAGCCACATCGTGCCCGAGTTGTTGAACATCTGAATACCGTTCATGCCAGCGCCCATGTTCCAGTGGAACGCCTCCAAGGCGTAGCCAGCAGTGGCCGAATTGGCAACTTGGGTGTGCTCGATGAACGCCTGTGAGGCAGGTGCTGGCGCGACCGCAGGCTTAAAAGTGCCCTTGGTATTGATCATGCCACCGAGCGCTTGCCACTGGTTTTGGCTGATCGTTTGCCCACCGACGGCGGACGAGCCGGTGCCATAGACATACTGGCTGGCATAGCCAGCGGTGCTGTTGGGCACGCCGTTCACCATGGCGCGGAAGCCCACCGTGTCGAGCGCGTTGCCCGCGTTCATCACCATATACTCGATCTCGATCTTGCGCGCGCCGGTCGGCCAACTCACCGACATCTGGTTGGCGTTCGCCGCCAGCACGACCTCTTGGTAGAGCGACAGCGCGTTGGGCGGGATGACACCCGGCGGACCCTGCGGCCCCGGCGCGCCCTGCGTCGAATACGCGCCGAAGCCGATGTTGTAGCCAGTACCGGCGGCGCTTGAGGCACCGCGCAGGTCGAAGAAGTCGGTGCCGTTGGCATCGACCGTGGCCGCCATCGAAGCGGCGATACCTGCGTTGGGCGTCAGCTGATAGGTGCCGACAGTCTGGCCCGGCAGCAGCGCGCCGTTCTTGTAGAAGTACAGCGCCACGCTGACATTGCCGCCACCCGGTGCGCCGGTGCTGCTCCACGCGTAGAGGTAGTAGCGACCCGCCGGTGGTGTGTAGCGCCCGGTGCTGGTGTTGTAGTAGCTGCCCAAATTGCCGACGACGTTGGAGGCCGGTACCAGCACCGTAGTCGCGGTCGGCCAAGTGCCCGAAGCGGTCGCGTAGAAATCGCTGTTCGGCGGCCCACCGCCCGGTGGCCCCTGCGGGCCCTGCGGCCCGACCATGCCCTGCGTCGGGAAGGCACCCATGTAAGCCTGTGATCCGGTCGCGTTGGCGGTGGCCACAAGCTCAAAATAGTCGGTGCCGTTCGCATCGACCTGCATTTCTACAGGACAAAAGCCCCACGCATTGGCACCGGGCGTGTTGTTGGAAAAAGTCTGGCCGAGCGTGACGCCGTTCTTGCGGAGCCAAGCGGTGATGCCGATGCCAGCGGTGTTGTTGTAAGCAAAAACTGCGGCGTAGAAATTATATCGCCCAGCCGGGGGCGTCCACCTGCCGGTTGTCGCGTTGTAATACCCGCCGCTGTTCCCGTTGACGACGGGCATGATCATCACGTTGCCGCCCGAAGACAGCGCCGGTGTGCCCATCGCCGTAAAGTCGCCCGTCACCGTCCCCGGCGCGCCGCCGGTCGGACCCTGCATGCCGGTGAGCGGGAAGGCCGAGAAGGTGCCGCCCTGCGCGTTCATCCCGGCAACGGCAACGTTCGCCACCCAGTCGAAGTAGTCGGTGCCGTTGGCATCGACATAGACGCCGCATGAGATCGGGATCGAGAACAGCGCACCGCCCGACGACGATGCGCCAACGCCGGGAATGGCAACGCCATTCTTGCGTGGCTTCAACGTCCATGTGCCGTTGCCGCCGCTCGGTGCTTGCGTCGCCTCGATGCAAGACAAAAAGTATTTGCCCGCTGGCGGTGTGTAGCGGCCCGTCGCGGTGTTCCACCACAGACCCTCGTTGCCACTGAGCACGGTGCCGAACGGGATCACGACGTCAGCGCCGACCGCTGGCGTATATCCACCGCCCGTCGCCGTCACCGCGCCGCTGCCGCCGAGCGGCGGCGTCGGGTTCTGCGCCAGCCACGAGGTGTAGGCCACCGAGTATTTGTAGACGACGCCGTTCGGCGCGTTGAACACTTGGCCGTCAATTGGTGAGGCGGGGAAATCGATCATCAGTAGAGCCTTCGCGCCGAGATGTACGTCGCGGTGTTTGGTGGGCCGAGGAGGCCCGAGCCGGAAGCGTAGACGAGCGCACCAGCGGCGTTGCCGGTGCAGACCATGCTGAAGTTGGTCGGGCCGGTCAGTATCTTCTGCGCCTTGCACAAGACGTTGAGCGGCCAATTCGCCTGAGCATAGCCCATCACACCGCCGCCGCTCGCCAAGTAAGACGTGCCATCATAGATCGCCACGCCGATGGTAGTATTGTTAGCCTGATTGCAGCCGATCAGAGCGACAGCTTCGACCTCCCACTTCTGACCAGCAAGGCCGATCAGTCCTGTGCTGCACGCCGTGGCGCTGCCAACATTGAGCGCGACACCGTTGCTGTAGACGATCACATCGTTAGCACTGATCGGCGCAGCGTTCGCCGCTGGTGCCGCTGGCACCCACTGCGAGGAGTTACCGTCGTTGTAGTAGATGAACAGCGTGCCGAGCACGCTGTTCCACCACATCGCGCCCGCGACCGGCGAGCCGGGCGGCGTGTCGCCAATCGAGATCGACGCGCCGCCGCCGCCCGAAATCGCTATCGAGGACAGTGCCGTGACCCGGCCTTTAGCGTCGATGGTAATGACCGGCGTGTGCGTCGCGTCGCCAATCGGCCCCCCTGCCGTCACGACGTTGGCGAGCGTCGGGTTGGGATAGGTGCCGCTAAGATCACCACCGGCTGGCCCATTAGGCGGCAGCGTCGTTGGATAGGGAACAGCAAGTGAAGGGTTCGGGTAGGTCCCGGCCAGCGCGCCACCGGCTGGCCCCGAGGGCGGCAAGGTGGTCGGCGGTGCCGGGATCACGCCCGAGCGGATCGTCGGGTTCGGATAGGTCCCGCTCAGATCGCCGCCTGCTGGCCCATTAGGAGGTAGGGTCGTCGGATAGGGGACGGCGAGACCGGGGTTGGGATAGGTGCCCGCGAGCGCACCACCGGCCGGGCCGCTGGGCGGCAGGGTCGTCGGATAGGGCGACGAGAGCGCGACCACGGGTGCCAGCCGCGAACCGCTGACCGTGATGCCTGTCCCAGAGCCGACCGAGGGCACCAGCCAGACCGGCGAGCCCGCCGGGATCGGCGTCGCTGGAGCCGCGTTGAACGTGTCGCCCGTGTTGGTGAGATTATAGACGCCGTTGTCGGTCGGCGAGTTGATCGCCGTGATGCTCAGGAAGCCCGCCGTCTCGACCAGTATGACCATACCGATGTAGGCATTGGGGATCGGGCTGGTCAGCTGCACACCGACGCCGCTGCCGATTGCGCGCTGCAGGAAGGCGTTGACCGTCGAGCGCGTCGGCAGGTCGGTCGGCGCGTCGGCCGCGATCTTAGCGTTGACCCACGCCGCCGAGACAATGTGCTGGTCGTTGAGCGCCGGGTCGGGCGGATCGGCCAGCTGCGGCTGATCGAGAATGACGCCGGGGATGATCTGCGGGTCTGGGTACATCCCGGTCAGGTCACCCCCGGCGGGCCCTGCAAGCGTCGCCAGATTGATGTACTTGACCGGCTGGGTCTGCACCCACTGAACCGAATTGCCGTCGTCGTACCAGATGCACTCCATGCCGGTGATTGGTGACCACCACAGGTCACCGACCAGAGGCGCGGCCGGAGGGACCGGCGAGACGGTGATCTCGGGAACGCGAATGACGTCGCGATCCGTTGCCGTCGGCAGCTGCGGTTGGATACCGGGCACGCTGCGCGCCGTCACCAGCGCACCACCCGTCGGTTGGGTCTCGACCCATGTGCCAACGCCCGACGGGCCGATGTACCAGACGTAGGTACGGCCCGTCAGGACGTTGAACCACAGATCGCCATCGTCCGGCGTCGTAGGCGGAGTAGGCGCGTTTGTGACAGTCGGCGGCGCGGACATCACACCTCCCTGTGAAGCAAAGTGCGGGCCCCGACTAACCGCATCGGTCTGCGCCAGCGAAGTCTATCTTCTCGCGACGTTGGCGCTTCGCCTTAGCGGGCTACTCGTCGAGGCCCGACCCGGCTTACGGAGGAGTCGGCTCGCTGATGATCGCCTGCGCGATTGCGATGCCGTCGATGACCTTGGAGCCATAGACCTGCAGGCCACGGAGCAGCGTGCCGAAGGTGAACTCGGACCGCAGCGTTTCGACCTTGCTGATCTGCGACGCGAAGGTGAGGCCGTGCGCGTGCCCGGCGTACATCACCCACTCGCCAGCGGCGAGAGCCGGTGGGCCGGTGACCGGGCCATGCGGCAGCAGGTTCGAAACGTACAGTGTGAAGCGGTCGATGACGCCCAGCCGCCCGTTGCGCAGGATCGAAGTGGCGTCGCCCGACAGGTATGCCTGCCTGAGTTCCGACTCCTTGATCAGTGCAGCGGCCCATGCCGGGAGCACGACCCATCGCCCGACCTCGGGGATGTTCTGCTCGTCGAGCGCCAAGCCCAGCCGCAGGATCGCCTGCAGGATGGTGACCTGACCCGCGACCGGCGGGTTGGCGATGACGGCGACCACGGGCAGCGGCGTGCCGGTGACACCGAGGTTGATGGTGCCGCTGATCCGGCCAGCGGTGGCACCCTGATTGGCGGCGTTGGCCTGACCCAGCATGCTGAGCAGCACGGCCGTGTCGACCGTGATCTTCATCTGCTGCGCGGCGTCGTCGCTCCAAATGCCCAACAGGTTAATGTCGGACTGGATTTCCATGACGTCGTCGAGAATCTCGTTGAAGTAGAGACCCTGATCGATGGTCAGGTCGACGATGTTGGAAGCGGGCCGGTCGACGGTGAGGTTACCGCCAGCGAGGTACGGCCGAATGGTGATGGTCGGCTTGGTGCGGATGTGCACCTTGTCGCCTTGGTTCTTGATCTCGCCTTCGTAGTCGGTGTTGCTGATCGCCGCCAACACGGTCGAGGCATAGAACTTCTCGATCAGCTTGCCCGACCAGATTTCGGGAATGAACGTGCCCGAGTAGGGCGGCGCAGGCTGCGATGAGCCGGTCGGGAAGATCGGCGGCGTGGTGCCCGAGCCCGCGAGCGGGAAGGCGAACGCGGTGTTCTTGGAAATTTCGCCGGGGTTGGGAGCCAACCCCGCGTCGATTTCAACCGGGCCCATGACGGCCGGGTTGATCTTAGCCAGCGGGACGAACGGGCGAAGCATCAGGCGCTCCTAAGGGTTGGTGGTCCAACCCTCGAGCGCTTACCAGTGGCCGTTGCGCTCCGTGGGCCGGACCGTGCGTTGATCAGAGATGATCCGCCCCTCGTGCTGCGCGGCGATGATGTCGGCGTCGATGGCTGCTCTCTCGCCCTCACGCGTCCGCCATTTCCCCGCAGCGCACTCGGTGTAGAACCGAGAGATATCTTGGGCGGTGTAGACAGGCTTACTGGCAGGCTGTTGCGTGCCGGAGTGAGCTCTGCCGGGAGCGGCTAACTGATCGAGTGACAGACGCGTCGCCAGCGGCACTATGCCCGGTGCGCCGGGCTCTCGCGCGGGCACCATCGACGGTGGCGGTGGCTGCGCGTGTGTACCCCGTTGCGGGTCGACGGCAGCGGCTTCAGCGAGGAAAGCTCGGAAGAAGGCGGCAACGCGTACGGCGTCTCCGTTGTTCCATGCTTCCTGCATCAGCTGTTGCCTAATAGCACCGCTGAACATGTCGGGCAACTTCACCCAGTCCATAAACCGCTGGTCGCGGTTGATTTGTTCCCAGTCCGGCACGATCCCGCCAATCGTCGCGTGCATGCGGGTGAGGAAGGCGTTGCCCGTCTCTTGCTGAACGGTGCCCAGCTGACTGCGCAAATGGGCGATCTCGGCCTGCAGGGGAGCCGCCACTTCGGTGGCAGCGCGGCGCACCACGTCGATGAACTCTGGACCGTAATCAGCAAGTTCCTGTTCAGTGACAAGCGGGGTGCCGGGCGTCGCGCCGTTCGGCGGCGTAGCGGGCTGGCGCAGGATGGCGTTCTCGCTCTGCAGTCGCTGCAGCATCTCGCTCATGCCGGTGGTCTGCTCGCTCAGCTGGTCGTAGCGGCCTTTCATCGCCTTGAAGCGACGCTCCCACTCCTCGGGCGGGACCGGCGGCTCGGGCTGCGGTGGCGGCTGCGGCGGTGGCTGCGGTTCCCCCGGCGGGGCCGACACGACCTCCGGGGGAGGCGGTGCCTCGCCGTTCGGCGGCGTCTCGAGGACGGACGGCTCGGCGTCGCCGATGAGAGCACGTTGGATCGCCTCGGACCGCGCACCAGCGTCGCGTACGACCTGCGGGACCTTGATGTCGGGATCGACCCCGGCCTGCGGTGCCTTCGACCGCAGAACTTCAGCTGTGACAGGTTGTGCCATGTGCGCCTCTACGCCCTATTCTGGTAGGTTTTACGTTTCTCCAAGCAGCCCTCCACACGGTCGCGGATTTTGGCCGCCATCGAGGCTTGGCCTTGGGCGCTCAAAATCACACTGGCGTCGGCGGCGAGCAAGTCCGTTTTCGCCTTTTCTTCCAGTTGCTTGAGCGCTTCCACGAACTCGGCGAACTGCTCCGGCAGGGCAACCTTGAGGTTCGATGCCGCCATCGTGATCGAGAACCACGGGTCGTTCGCCACTCAGGGCCTCGGCAGAAAGCCCGGCATCCCCAAAGCGTTAGCGCCCGTTGGTGTCGCTTTAGAGTAGTTGCCCAAGGCTGACTGAAGGGGATCGCCGCCCAGCAGATCGTGCACGGCGGCGCGGTTCGGCAAGAGCGCGTCGCCGCCGCCCTTGCCTTTCTGCGCCGTGATCGGCGGGACCGAGGTCGATAGCTGCCCGAGCTTGCGTCCGTTGACGTGGTGGACGCCGGGCAGCTTCACGACTGGCTCGACTGACCGGGCACCGCGACGCGCGAGCCGCTGTTGCCGTGCATCTTGTTCGTGCCGCCCTTGGCGAAGCCCGGCTGCCGCGAGCCCGCCGAAGCGGTCTGCCCCGGCTCCTGCGTCCCGGCACCAAACTTGTTGTCGGTCGAGGACGAGTAGAAACCGGCGCTCGCGCTGCCCGCGTGCGGGCCCATGTCGCGCTTGCCGCCGGTGCCTTCCTGCGCCGTCTGGCCGGGCTCCTGCTTACCCGCGCCGCTCCATGTGTGCATCTTGTGGGAGCCACCCTTCAAGAACGCCCCACCGGGCGGGCTGGTCGTCGGCTTCATGTTCCTCATCGAAACTCTCCTTCCTTTTAAAAGGAAACTAGGCACCCGCTGTGCGCGCGCCAACCAAGTTCGTCTGCGGCCCCATGGCCTTCGATGATGCCTGCGGCCCCGGAGCCTGCGGCGCGCCGGAGGGACCTTTGGCCGGAGGCGGACCCGCCGCCTTCTGGCCGCCCGGCCCGCCCGGCGGAGGCGGTGGCTGCTGTGCCGCACCGGGCATACCCTGCGCCTGAGCCATCGCCTCGGCCTGCTTCTGCTGTGCCGCCATCTCGTCCTCGCTCGGCACGATGTCCTCGCCGTCGAGGCCGATGCCGGTCGAGACCGCGCGCAGCACGTTGGCGCGGCCCTTCGGCCCGATGATCTGCATGTCGATTGGGTTGGCTGTCAACTGCAGGAACTCAAGCTGCCGCTGGCGCATCGTCTCACGCTGCACGGCGACGGCGACACCCTTGGGCTGAACCTCCTCCTCGCCGCTCAGCAGGCCCGACGTGTCGGTCATCAGGATCAGGTCGAGCAGGTCGCGGATCGACGGATCGATCACGTCCCCGTCGATGTTCGCGCAAACCGTCTGAAGAATTTTCGAGGCGTTGCCCATAAGCATCGCCAGACCAGAAGCCGTACGACCCGCACCCCCACCCGGCGAGTTGCCGGATAGGTAACGAGGAATAGCGCTGACATCATCAGCGAGGCCATAGAAGGCGTTGAAGACTTGGAAGAGCTCTTGGGCGTTGGACTGGGGCTGGAAGAACGAGACGGCGGGCTCAGTCGAACCAGCGACGGCTGGATTAGTCGTGCGCCAGCGCTTCCACGGATATAGCTCATCGCCGCTCTCCTGCCCCGACAGACGATCCTCGTTGATCACGACCTGCGGCCCCGAGGCGATGCTCATGTTGTTGACCACCGCGCGCAGGCAGGCGTTCGACACCTCCTGCAGGTCCGACACCAGATCGGGGATGCCGTTGCCAATCGGCGAGCCGGGGATTTTTTCGAAGCTGGTGATGTAGAACGGCTTGCGGCGGCGCACGTTCGGGCTGAGTTGCACCTTGATCAGGTACTGCCCGATCAGCCACGCTTGGATGGCGTAGTCGCGCAGCGGGTCGGCAATTTGGGTGTCGTCGAAGCCGTACTCGAGCAGCATGCGACCCTGCACGTTGCCATTGAACTCCAAGGTCGTGATCAGGTTGGACTGGTTGTAGACCGGGTTCTCGCGGTTCTCCATGACGGCGCGCGAGGCGTCGGTCGAGTCCCAGTTCTCGGTCAGGCCGCCCGAGCCGTAATACTGCAGCACCGCCCGGATGTTGGGCGTGTTGTAGCCCGGCAGGCCGATCAGGTCGTTGAGGTCGGTGCGGGTGACGCGCAGGCGATGGATCACATCGGCGCTCTCGATGTCGCTGACACCGGGCGTCCACCACAAATCGAAGGGGCTGATGCAGTCCCACCACAGGCGCGGCCGCCGCACCGTGACCGCCTGCTGGCCCTGCCACTGGATGTCGTTCACCATGCGCACGGTCGGGCCCTTGAGGCAGGCGAAGGGCATCGAGCACACGGTGTATAAAAAATCGCCCAAGGCACCGTAGAAGTTTCCTTGGACGAGCACTTCGTCGATCTTGTCTTCGGCGATCAGCGACTGTTCGTGCTGATGCTCCTTGGCCGCTTGGCGGGCCGCCGACATCAGCTGGAACACGCGCTGCTGGATTTTGTCGGGTGACGGCGGCGTGCCAGGGATCGGCGGCATACCCGGCCCCATGCCGGTCGGATCGGGTACGCCCGGTGCTCCCAGTGCCGCCGACTGCGCCTCGGCAGTGACCAACTGTTCAATGTTCTGCAGCTGGTCGGCGGGAATGGTCGGGTCCGACGGAGCCTGCAGGCCCCACGGCTTGTCGGCACCCAGATAGACATCGCGCAACAGGGACTGCGCCCCGCGCACCTTGGCCGCGATCAAGCGGGCGTAGACCTCGCTGCCACCGAACTTCCTGATCTCGGCCAGCTTGCCGGGCTCGTAGACGCCCTGCACCATGCGCAGGCTGGAGAGCAGGCGATCCGACCAACCGTTGATCGTATTGCGATGGCGGACCATCATGTCCCACTGTTGACGCACGTACCCAGCGAGACCTAGAAACTGGAGAGTGTCAGGCTGTGCAGCCCGTTGTTCCTCGATGTGTCGCTGTTCCGCCGCCTGCAACTCGGCGTTCGACACGGTGCGCACGAGGCCCTGTTGACGCTGCGTCGGAAAGGGGATCACGGGGTCAGCCATGGTCGGGGACCATATCATGAGCGAGCAGGAACTGAACATCGAAACAATGGCTTCCCAGCTGGCCCGCGAGATCGCCCGCAACCTCGTCCCCATCGGCCAAATCCAAGAGCGCTACCGGATCGACGAGGAGCAGTACCAGCGGGTGGTCGGCTCGAACTTTTTCAAGCAGCGGTTGGAGGAAGAGCTCGAACTGTGGAACGCCAGCACGCCCAAGGCGATCAACGAGCGCATCTCGGCCAAGACCGCGACCATGATCGAGGAGAGCATCCCCGAGGTCTTCGACCTGATCCACGACAAGAAACAGCCGATGGCGGCCAAGATCGAGGCGCTGAAGTGGGCCGCCAACGTCGCCGGGCTGGTCAAGCGCGACAGCGGCGGCCAGACCACCGGGGAGCGCGTGCGCTTCAACATCTATATCGGCGACAAGCTCGTGAACATCGACAAGACGATGACTGACCCGCCGACCCTCGAAGGCACCGCCGTGCTGCTCGACAAGCAGCCGGTGTGAGCCATGGAAGTCAATTACCGCGCACCCCCTACCGTCTCGGCGATGATGCAGTCGGAGGCGTTCTACCGCGTCATCGGTGGCCCGCTGGGCTCAGGCAAGACCACGGGCGTCATCTGGGAACTGATGCGGCGCTCGCTGATGCAGAGCGCCGCGCCCAATGGCCTGCGCTATACGCGCTTCGCGCTTATGCGGCAGACCTTGCAGCAGTTGAAGCAAACCGTGCTCAAGGACATCTCGCAGTGGTTCTCTGGCTTGGCGCACTGGAAAGTTTCCGAGGGCACGATCTATTTCCACTTCGGGGACGTGCGCTCAGAATGGCTGCTGCTGCCGCTCGAGGAGCCGGAAGATCGACGGCGCATCTTGTCGATGAACTTAACCGGCGCGTTCTTGAGCGAGTGCATCGAAATCGACCGCGATCTGGTCGACGACGTCGCCGGTAGGTGCGGAAGATACCCCTCAGCGGACGACGGTGGCGCGACGTGGCACGGCATCGTTGCCGACACCAACATGCCGCCCGAAGGCACGCCGTGGCACGAAACCATGAGCCTGCCGAAAAAAGACTGGGCAATCTTCATCCAGCCCGGTGGCATGGAGCCCAACGCCGAAAATCTCAATTACCTTTTGCAGACGCCCGAGACTATCAAGTTGCCGCTCGACCACCCGGCGCGGCTCGCCCAAGGACGGACCTACTATGAGCGACTGTCGCAATCCAATAACAAGAACTGGGTCAAGCGCTACGTCGATGCCCAGTACGGCCCTGATCCCTCTGGCACTGCTGTATTCGCATCTTCGTTTCGCTCAAGTTTTCACTGCGTGGATGACATCGAAGTCCTGCCCAACGGACCGCTCTACATCGGACAGGACTTCGGTCGTGACCCGTGGTCCATCATTTGCCAGCCTGACTACATGGGACGACTGCTCGTGCTCGAAGAGATCAAGGCCGAGGACATCGGCCTGATCACCCACCTGCGCCAGAACCTGCGCCCGGTGCTGCAGCAGCCGCGCTTCCAGAACCGCCCGGTGGTGGTGATCGGCGACCCGGCAGGCATCGCCAAGTCACAGTTCGACGAGGTCAACGCCTTCGACATCCTGAAGCGCGAGGGCTTCACCGCCGTGCCTGCGGGCACCAACGACATCGACACCCGGCTGCGCGCGGTCGAGGACTACCTGCTGCAGCAGCGCAACGCCGGACCCGCCATCCTGTTCAGCCGCCGGGGCTGTCCTCACCTGATCCAAGGCATGGCCGGGCACTACCGCTACTCCAAGACCAAGCTCGATATCTCGAAGCCGGTGCCCGACAAGAACCGCTGGAGCCACGTCGCCGACGCCCTGCAGTACGCCTGCCTCGGCACGCGGGGCAATACGGCGCGTGCTGTCGCTCGCCGCATCGCCCCGCGTCGGGTATCGTCCCAGCGCGTCACCGCGTCGGGTTGGACCTAAGTCTACTTGACAACGCGCATCGGGTTGGGCGGATTGCCGTAGTAGCTCACGTGGTTGTCGCGCTCGCTCACGCCCGCGCCCATGGCGATGAGGTAGAGCATCGGCGAGCCGACATCGACCCACGCGCTGCCGGTCCACTTGCGGCACACCGTCTTGCCGTCCGAGCTCGCCTCGCACACCTCGATGTAGGAGCCGTAGCCGTTGTTCGGCACGACGAAGGCGGCCTGATCCTTGCCCGCCGTGTTCTCGCCGTTCGAGAAGATCATGCCACGCAGGCCGTCGGAGGCGACCACGCCACCGTCACCGTTGACGATGAAGCTGCCGCCGATCACATAGTTCGAGTAGACCAGCCGCATCCCTGCGCCGTAGTTGCGCGACGAGTTGGGGTGGACCCAGAACACGTTCGACACCACCCCCTGCCCGTTCTGGCCGAGGTTGAGGTGCTGCTCCATGATGCCGTCCTTGGTGCAGTTCTCGGCATGGACGTTCGAGCACATGCCCTCGTAGACGCCGCCCTCGATGATCACGCCGTAGGTCCCGGCCATGGTGAAGACGTTCTCGAGAGTGAACTTGTAGATCGAGCCCGCGTCGCCGAGCGGCGCGCTGAGGCGCAGGCAGGCCAGCGCGCCCATGTCCTGCATGTTGGGATCGCCACCGTTGATCGACAGGTTCTTGATCGTGAGACCCCGGTTGTTGACGCCTTGGACACCGAGCACGCGCAACGCATCGCGACCCGCCGGACCGGCGTACCTGATCTTGGCGTAGTTGCCGTTGACGCCCCATGGCCACCCGCTGTTGGTCTGCTGGGCAAGCTCGATGGTGTCGCTGATTGTGACATCGACGCGGTTGTCGAGTTGCCCGACCCGCTGCTCGTTCATGTAGGTGTTGAGCGCGTCGCGCAGCTGCTGCTCGTTGGTTGGATAGTCCATGCCTTCTCCTGTCGGTGGGGGTGTGGGGTCGGGGGGATCGGGAGGATCAGGCGGGTCAGGCGGCGTCGGCCCGTCGCCGGGGCGCACGATGGTGCCGGGTGAGACGCGCGGCCATGGGTTCGAATTGTCAGTAGTGTTGTAGAGCTCCATCGTGTTACCCGGAGCTACGTCCATGCCCTCCCACTTCTCACCGTTCGATCCAATTGCCACTTCACCCGTAGCCTGATCGATGAGCTTGTAGGGAGGGGTCATGAGTAAAACTCCGAGGTTGTAAATGACGGCTCAACAAGAAACCCTGTTCGTCTGCGACCGCTGCCGCGACAAGACCACCGTGCCGCTCAGCAACGGCCCGATCACCACCCGCTCAGCGCCACCCGAAGGCTGGGTGACACTGTGGGTCGACGACCACACCAAACCGCCCGCGCACCTCTGCCCGCCGTGCGCGTGGGGCTTCAACGCTTACATGCGCGACCAGACGCTCACCGTCGGCCACAGCGCCAACGGTGAAGCTACACCGTCAACGTCACCTTAGTCAGCGCACCAGCCGCCACCGTCGCCCGACCGGGCGAGCCGGGCTGCACCGCGTCGGCTGCGTCGTGCACCACGACGTTCGCGTTGTTGGCGATGATCGTCTTGGAGGCGACGGCGTTAGGCGTGACGCGGGTCAGCACGCTGTTGGCGACGGCCGCCACGCCGGGCACCGTGCTGTTGTCCCACATCTGGACGTTGATGCTGTCGCCGTCGTTGACCACCGCCTGCGTCGCTGGCGGCACGGGCGGCAGGGCATCCTGCTCGATGTACCAGCGCAGGTGCGGCTGAAGCTCAACCGGCGTGCGCTGCTGCATGTAGGCGAGCTTGGCCTGCTCAGCGTCGGCCAAGAGCATCTCCCACCGCTCGTCCAACTCGGCCTGCGAGACGCCGGTCGGTGGCGGCGGTGGGGCGTCGCGGAGAGCGCCGTCCATCTTACCGCTGCGGGTAAGCAGGCGGGTAGTTCGGATCGTACGGCTGCGCTGCCTGCTCGGGCTGCGCTGCGGGCTGCGCGGCCTGCTGGCGCTCGCCGACGCCACGGCGCTTGGGCGGCTCCTTGACCAGCTTCTCCTCGCGCGCCTTGATCGCCTCGACCGTCAGGCGACGCGAAGTCGACGGCGCTTCGCTGCCTTCGCCCTGACCGGCGGGCCCGCCCTGCGGCGGCAGGTTGTCGGAGTGCTCGGGCAGGTTCTCGACGTCGTTGCCGATCTCGAGATACTCCTTGGGCTCGTTGGGAGCCGGGTCGCCGCGCTTCGGGCGCGACTGACGGATGTCTTCCATGTCCTTGGGCGCGGGGGTCTTGGCGACGATGGGAGGGTACATGGCGAGGAACTCGTCTTGCATGATGGGGGGAACTTGCGCCGCCATATAGCGGTACTTCTCTTCCTCAGCGTCGACTTCGAGCTTCTCGAAGTAGTCGTTGGTCACCTGCACCGACGGCTGCGTCGGTGTGCCTTCGGATGGCGAGACGGGTGGGGCCGCGTAGCTGTCGGACATCGATACCTCCCTTGGAAAAGAGAAGGGGGACGTTCCCACGTCCCCCCTACTTGATCAAGCCTTAGCGAGGCTGTGGCGTCGGCGGCAGCCCCTGATCGGGCCGTGGCGGCACGCCCGGTCCGCTGCCCGGTGGGCGATTGCCGGGATGGACCGGCGGTTGTGGGGCTGGTCCGCCACCGATGTGCGGCGGACGACCACCCTGACCCGGCAGGCCCTGATCGGGATGCTCACCACCACCCGGCGGCTGCGGCTGCGGACGCGGCGGGGCCGAACTGTTGGGGATCGAGGCGTAGTACCAAGTCCCGTGCTGGTCGCGCACCATGATCAGCGTCTGGCCGGGCATGATCTGCGGCGGCGGTTCGCTCGGCAGGTGGCCGGGGAAGTTGCCACTGCCACCACCCGGCAGGCCCTGATCGGGGTGCTCGCTGCCGAAGCCGTAGTCGGGATCGACCGGACGGTTGCCACCCCAACCGGGATGCGCCGGACCACCACCGACATGGGGCGGGCGACCGCTGCCCGGTGGGCGATTGCCGACATGGGGCGGACGACCACCCTGACCGGGCAGGCCCTGATCGGGGTGGCCTTCGCCGCCTTCGAGGATGTGGACGTGATAGAGGTCACCGCCGATGGAGGTGATGCGAGCAAGCATTGTTCTTCTCCTGAAGTTTTTAGTGGGTTGTAGGGGTTACGCTGTTACGCTTGGTGGGTGCTCGGCGAGCCAGCCCTTGATGGCGATGATGGCGTCGGCCATGGTGGCGAACTCGCCGATCACCTTGTGGCCCGCCTCTCGCGAGTCGCGGTAGGCGTTGTCCCGCTCGCTCGGGTAGATGTCGAGCGGGTAGCCCGACTGGTCGTCGGACATCATGACGGCGAGGTAGGTCTTGGGCTTCATCAGAAGTCCTTGTAGAGCGTGCTGCGCACCGCGCAATCCTTACTCTCCAGAAGTTTCCGTAACGCGACAGTGCGCTCGGCGTTGCGCGGCAGGTTTCGCACGATGCGCTCGGCCAGTTCACAAAAGTCCCGCGACACGGCCTGCAGGTTGGGCGGCAGGTGGGCGAAATCGAAGAACTGCAGCATCGGCTCAACCGACTGGGTGCCAATATTGGCCATTGTTTCTCTGTGTTGTTGCTCGGTCATCGCGGTGCTCCCTCGGCGGCACGGTTGGCGTCCTTGTTGATCTCGACCCACGTCTTGAAGTTGTGCAAGCTCTCCAAGGTCGGGAACTCGCCCTTGAAGCAGAGCGCGCGGTCGTCGAGCGTGATGAAGGCGGCAGGCTTCTCGGAGGGCCAGCACACGCCGCGCTCGACGAAGTCCAGCGCGTCGTCCGGCGACATGCCGTCAGCGATCAGCCAGCTGCGCACCGCGTCGGCCATCGCCAGCCGCCCGACTATCGAGCCCGAGCGCGACGAGTAGATGTGGACCTGAAAGCTGTCGACCGCCGCGCGCAGGAACGCCATCGCGCCCGGCGTCGGCCCGTCGGCCACCTTGTCGACGCCCTGCCAGCCCGAGGTGTAGGCGTGCAGCACGCCGTCGAAGTCGAGGCACAGTATTCTCATGTCGTGAAGCTCCCTTGCCATTCGATGATGTAGTCCTGCAGGTCGGCCATCTCGTCGTCGCGCAGGCTCTCGAACTCGTCACTGCAGGCGATCAGATCGCAGACGACCAGTTCGGGGTCCTCCGCCGTCTGGTCGTAGCCGTTCTCCTTGGCCCGGTTCAGGGCAGCGAACACTCTCTCGCGCAAGTCCTTCATCGGCCCTCCTCATGGCGGTCGAGGTCGCGGTCGATCCTGTAGTTCTTGAGGTCGTCCTGCAGCCCGGCGATCAGGCGGGCGTTGTCGCGCGCCTCACGCTCCAGAAGCTCGATGTAGCGCACCGCCATCCTGATGCGGTTGACCACGCCGTGCTGCATCGGCGTGGCGCGCCCTGCTCGTTTGTTGTTGGCGATTTCGAGCACGCTGGCCAGCTGGCTCAGCCATTCGATGTGCTTGAAGCCGCGCACGATCTGGTCGTCGACGATCTGCTGCAGGCTCTTGTGCATGGGCTCGGGTGCGGGCTCCGGCTCAGTCATTCGAGGTAGCCCATCTCCTGCAGGACCTGTGCCTTGGCGCACTCGAGCGCGGCAAGGATTTCCGACGCCTTGAAGTTGGCGGCGTGGTAGCCGACGTTGAAGACCTCGTCCTTCTGCTCGGCCGATATGGTGCGCACCCGCAGGATCAGCAGCTTGTCGCACGGCGAGCGCCCGCTCTCGATGTCGGCGATGCAGTCGCGCAGGCACTCGACCGGCGTCCATTGCCGGTTGTCGAGCGTCTTGAGCGCCCGTACCGCGCCCAATGACGTGGGGGGCGAAACGGTCTCGGGGACCGGCACGGCGGCAGCGTCGAGGGCGTCGCGCGCCGCCACCAGCTGGACGATGGTAGGCGACGGCGGTGGGGCGTCGTCGGTCACGCGTGGTACTCGCCCGGCAGGGTGGGCTCGACCAGCACCCAGTCGCTGGCCAGCACGTCGGCCTGCTCGGGCTGCCAGCGCTGGATGCCGAGGCCATACTTCACCACTTGGCCGTTCTCGTAGACGGCATGGTGGCCGGTCGGCCACGCGACCCGGCGCAGCCTGTGGCCATGGCGCATGTGATTGAGCGCCCACGTGATCGCGCCGTAGTCTTGGGTCTTGGCTTCCATATGACATCTCCTTTTCAGAGGGGGTAGCTCACGGCAGCAACTCGTAACGCCAGTGCTTCTTCTCGACGTAGGCGATGACCTGCTGGGCAGTCCAGCCGATCATGTAGTCGAGGATGCGGGCGCGCCGCCCAACCCGGCCGCAGGTGATGACGACACCGGCAACGAAATGCGGGGCGGTGATCCTGATCATGACTTCATGATTTAGGCCGCCGCGCGCTCGGCGGCGCGGGCCAGACTGCGCGCCTTGCGCTCGGCCTGCTTGCCGGTGTGCCAGCGCGGCGCAGGCGGGTCCAAGCCAAGGGCTTGGCGCACCGACCAGCCCCTCTGAAGTCGACGATAGACGGTGAGGTAGGCGACGTCGCTGTGCTGCTCGACGGCATCGGCAAGTTTCATCAGCCGGCCGTTGAGGCGGACCTGCCCGGAGGCGGCACGGTGACCGGCAATGATCTTGTAGCCCCGGCGACGGTACTTGTCCTGCAGGCGCTGGACCTCGCCCAGCGCATCGGCACCGCGATACGGTTCGGCAAAGAACGTGAACTCGTCACTCGGGCGCTGCGGCATGTCGCGGATCGGCCAGTAGGGCTTGGCCTTGCGCGGCTTGTCACACCACGCGTCGTACTGCAGCAGCATGTGGCTCATCGAGTGCGAGCGCTTCTGCAGGTTCTGGGTGTACGAGACATAGGCGTACTTGCGGCGCTCGTTGACCAGCGCAAAGACGCCGGGGCGGAGCGGGATAAACTCGGGGGATCGAAGCATCATGGCCGGGAAGATAGTAAGTGGGGGGAGTGTGTCAAGCGGGGGAGGCGGGGGTTTTTTATTTTTGGTTTTTTGGAACCGACATTTTTCAAGCCAATGAGCACGCCACCGGCCCGGCCACCCCTGTCCAAGTGGCGGTGGGGGGCAGGCCAGCCCGCTCGGTCCATCGACTTCGCCCCGCGCCGAGCCCCGCAGCACGGCCGCCGCAAGTTGAACTTCCTCGTACGAGGAAACGCGCGGCAAGCGTGTGGACTGCAACCCCTAAGGTTAGGAGAGGAGCGGGTGCTTCTCTCCATTAACAATGGTTCCTCGTACGAGGAACATGGAGACGACAATGGCTATTAAGAAAAACAACCCGCACGTTCAGAAGATGCTGAAGTTCGCGGGCACGATTGCGAGCGACAACAACGAGCCGTTTTTCGGCATGGTGGAGTCGCTGGCGTTCGCGGTTGCCGACAAGGCGATCACGGATCAACGCGAGTTCTACGACTTGATCCAATCGCTGCGCACGCACAAGGGCGTGGCGACTCTCGCGGAGAACCGCCTGAGCGAGACGTGGAGCGTTGGCGAGCTTGGCGGCTACAAGTGCGTGAAGCCGCTGTTCAAGGCGATCCGTTCGCTGCCGTCGCTGCCGAGCATGACCGGCCTCTATGACATCGCGTGCAGCATCCGCCAGCGCGGCTCGTTCGGCAAAGACGGCGACAACGCCAAGACCGCTATCGGCCTGAAGTGGGACAAAGAGCGTCCCGACTCGCCGCCGGTCGCCGCACTCACTGCGGCTATGAAGCAAGCCAACACGGCGCGCAACAAGGGCAAGGTCGCGCAGCCCAAGACTTTCGAGGAGGAGATCGGCGCGATGCTGAAGCGCCTCGAAAAGATGCGCGACGGCTACAACGTGAAGCGCGGCAACAAGACGGTCGCCGTGCCCGCCAACAAGTCGCCGCACATCGCGGACGCCATCGCCGCTCTGTCCAAGCTCAAGTCGGGCAACGGCAAGGTCGTCTCGATCACGAGCGCCAAGCGCCGCGCCGCCTAGTTCCTACTGCACAACTGTTCAATCCCCCGCCCGAAAGGGCGGGGGATTTTTCTGCGTTCAGCACCCCAATCAACTGTCCGAAACCCGCCCGACATTTAAATGTCCGGGCGGGTTTTGCTGCGTCTGCAATCTACGGACGGCATCATGGTTATTAGTTCCGACTTACCAAATGTGGTATCGGCGTACCGCAGGGCAGGGTAAAAGTCGGCAACACTCAGACAAAACGTACACCCTAGCGTGGGCTCGGACATTTGTTTCCCATTTGTTTGGACATTTATAAGTGGCTGATTTTAAAGGGGGA